AAAAAAAAAGAAAGGGAGTTTTCCCTTTCTCTTCATTTATCTATCTTCTTTGCGCCTTCTTCCAAGGAAAGACAAACCAAGCAAAGCAAGTAAACCATACCCACCTACTGAAAGTGCAGCCGTGTCTCCACCACCTGTATTTGGAAGTTGTGGAGTTTTTGGTGTTGGTTTAGTTGGTGTCGGTGGAACATCAGTGTGTGTCTTAACAGTATTTGAGGAAACTTCGACACCGTTAACAATGTGTGACACCTTGTTCTCAACCTCACCGGCTTGAATACGAGTCATTTCAACAAAGACATCAGCTTGGAACTCAGACTCTTTCGTGATTGAACGCAAGAACTCTTCTTTCAGACCAACTTCAAGTTGACCTTTAGCTTTATCTTCTTTCAACCAAGCGTAAGTAGTTAAGTCATCGCCTGCTTTGAAGTGTTTACCATCAGCAGTTACAAAATCACGTTTTGCAATTACTTTATACTTACCATCAAAACGGTCATGAGTTTCTTGGTAGTCATCTACAAACTTGTACTCGAACAAGTCATCCGCACGGTTAATTGGAATTAGTGAACCAGCAAATGAGTAGTAGAATGTTTGACCAAGGACAATATTCTTACCATCTTTAGACTCTTTGTCTCCAATAGAAATCACAACATCTTTCTTAGTTTCAAACTTAGGAATGTTGTTTACTACTGTTGTAGTTACTTCAGCAACTCCGAAGTCAATTTGATACGCAGTATTTTCATACTTACCACCCGTTTTACCAAACTGTTCTTTGACTTTCATTGGGTTGATAATGGTAATTGTATCACCTGTTTGAACATACTTAGCGTAGAACTCTTCAGGTTTCTCAGCTTCCCAAACTTGGAAGGCACCTTTAGGTTTAAATCCACGTTCAGTTAAAGCGTTACGAACTACTTCTGGTGCTTTTTCAATACTTTCATAAATAGTGTATTTCAAACCTTTCACTTCTTGACCTTTAGAGTCAGAAAGTTTAATACCGTCAGAAAGTACATCTAACACATCTTCTGGATAATCATCAGCAATGAAGAAACCTTGTGCAATACGAGATTTATCAGCTTGGATACCCTTGTATTGTGAGTAGTCAGCAGTTACATGATAGTAGTTAGTTGAACCCGCAAATACTTGCTTACCATCAATGTTTACCCCAACTTTGTTGAAGTTCGCTTTCTTAGGACTTGGTTTCACTACTTTGTTCACTACTGTTTCTGTTACCATTGCAAGACCGAAATCAAGTTGATACGCAGTGTTCTTGTACTCAGCTACTTTTCCTAACATTTCTTTACGAACTGTCATAGGGTTAGTAATTGTAAGTACCTCACCAGTTCTTACATACTTGTTGTAGAACTCAGTTGGGTTTTCAGCAGTCAATACTTGAATTGAACCTTTAGGTGTGTAACCTGCAGATTTAAGTGACTCTTGAACCCCTTTAGGAGCATCTGCAAGTGTCTTGTAAACAGTTGATTTCAAACCAGTTACAAGGTTGCCTTTAGAGTCTTTTATAACAATTTCTTTCTCATTGACTGAAACTGCTTCTTCTGGGAAGTCATCAACAATGTGGAAACCGTTCGCAATTCTGTTAGCATCCGCTTCGATACCCTTATAAGCACTATAATCAGCCGTTAATGTGTAATAGTTGACTGTTCCAGCTACTACTGGTTTACCATTAATACTTACACCTGCTTTATTTAAGTTCGTCTTGTGTGGGTTTGTTTTAGGTACACTATTTGAAACAGTCTCAGTTTCAGCAATTAAACCGAAATCAAGTTGATAAGCCGTATTTTGGTACTTAGCTCCCGTTTGATTTAACTTAGCAGAAACCGTCATAGGGTTTTTAACAGTCAACGTTTCCCCTGTTTTCACATACTTATTGTAATAAGCAACTGGATCAACTGCTTCAAAGACTTGAATAGCACCTTTAGGTTGAATGTTTCTCTTAGCAAAAGCTTTCTGAACCTTTTCAGGGGCATCTGCTAGAGACTTGTAGATTGTTTGTTTCAAACCTTCTACTTCATTACCTTTAGAATCAAGAACCTTCACATCTTTTTCATTGATAGATACCACATCTTCTGGGAAATCATCTGCAATAAAGAAACCATTTTGAATTTTGTCTTCATCTGCTTCAATACCTTTGTATTGATCGTAACGAACAGTCAACTCATAATAGTTAGTAGACCCTGCAAGAACTTGTTTACCATTGATGTTAACATGAGCAGCGTTAAAGTTTGCCTTATTAGGTTTAGGAGCTGGTACACTGTTTACAACTGTCTCAGTCACTTTAGCAGAACCAAAGTCAAGTTGGTAAGCAGTATTTTCATACTTAGCACCTGTTTGGTTCAAGTGAGCTTTAACTGTCATTGGTACAGTAAGTGTAAGCACTTCACCTGCACGAACATACTTATTGTAAAACTCAGTACGATTTTCAAATTCAATAACTTGAATAGCACCTTTTGGTTGATACCCTTGAAGTTTAAGAGCATCTTGCACCTCTTTAGGTGCATCTGCTACTGATTTATAAATCTTAGAAGTATAACCTTTTACTGCTTGACTTTTAGAATCAACTACCTTAATACTGTTAGTGTCAATATCTACTGCTTCTTCTGGGTAATCATCCACAAAGTAGAAACCTTTCGCCACACGGTCTTTTTCAGCTTCAATTCCTTTGTAATCGGAGTAATCAGCAGTGAGTGTGTAGTAGTTCGTAGAACCCGCCAGAACTTGTTTACCATTGATATCAACACCTTTGGCATTCAAGTTTTTCTTATGCGGGTCTGTCTTTGGTACACGATTTTCTACAATATCAGCTTGGTATCCATTACCGAAATCTACTTGGTAAGCAGTATTCTTATATGATGCACCTTTACGGTCAAGCGACTGTTTCACACGCATTGGGTCAACAATCGTTACAGAATTACCTTTAGAAACATATTTATCAAAGAACTCTTGTGGGTTATCAGCCATGAAGACTTGGAAAGCACCTTTAGGTTTGATACCACTAGTTTCAAGAATGGCTTTGATTTTAGGGTCTTTTACTTCTTCAATAGAGTTAAAGTGGTACTCAGTGATACCCTTAACTTCTGCACCGTTAGAATCGAATGCGCGAATTTCTCCACGCTCAATATCAAGCGCTTCTTCTGGGTAATCTTCTACAACACCAAAACCTTTTTGAATAGCGTCAGAACCGCTCTTAATATCTTTGTACTTACTATAGTCCATTGTTACATGGTAGTAGTTCACTGAACCTGCAAGAACTTGTTTACCATCAATTTTCACACCGTCTTTATTGTAGTTTACTTTCACTGGTTTTGTTCCACCAGGTGTTGTAACTTCTACAATATTAGAATAAGCTTCGTATTTGTTATTCAAGTTCAAATGGAAGTTATTCTTATAAACAGCGTTATCATTTGTAACCTCTCCGTAAACCTTCAAAACTGGTACGTTGTAAGCAGTTGAAAGATTTGCATTTACTTTATCGATACCACTCTTTTTCAGTACCCCTGTTAAACGGTGTGCTGATTCATCATAAGTAATAGTGTAGTCACTATTTTGAGCTTGAGTTTTAGCAAGGTTTAACTGATACCCTTGTGGTAAATCATCATGAATTTCGTAAACCTCAGTAACTTCGCGGTTTCTTGGAAGTGGTTTAGTTTCTAACTCCCAAACAACCTCAGACATCTTAGGAACATTTGACTTGTTAACATTTGTTCCAAGATTATTTTTAACATACTTCTCAACTTCCGGTGTTGTTTTCAACAAAGCATAGCGAACATGAATAGTTCTAGGTGCAATCGGAGTTGGTACTGGTTTCTCCACTGGTTTCGGAGGAGCTGGAGGGAGAGGAACATGAGGTACATCTGGTGTCTCTGTAGGTAGAGGTTTCAATGGATTCTCTACTGGAGGTACAATAGGAGTTTTATCCTTCTCTTTGTACTTAGGTTCATTTGGTTTCTTCTCAGTAAACTCACTTGGTTTAGGTGGCTCTTTAGGGAAAGGAACATGACCCACCTCAGTTGGTCTTTCAACTGGAGGTTTCTCCGGTGTAGGCACTGGTCTATTTAAAGTGTCTTTCTCTTTTTGTTTAAGTTCTGGAACCTCTGGTGGAACCAATTTCTTAACAACCGATTTTCCACCCCAAAGTTGGAAAGCGTACCCTGCTGCATAAAGTTCAAAATCTGTTTGAATCTTACGACCGTAGAACTTATCCTTATAGTCCGTAACACGTCGATATTCTCTTGCTTGAGCTTCAGTGTAAGTCTGCGTACCACGAAGACCTCCAGCCAAATAGGTCAATTTATGAACAGCACCTTTACCTACGGTTAAAATTGTACCTTTAGGTGTATCAAAGAAATCGTTCACGTCTGTATAATAAGGATCGCCAGCTTTCCAACGATTCAAACCCGTATCATCATCGGAATTGTGAGTACCATCTGAATGGATACCCATCCAAACCTGTTTCCCTTTATAAGTAGTACGAGCCACTTCTGAACCTGGAGGGTTAATTACTGCACCTGTATCTTCATCATTATTGTAAGTATGACGAACAGCTTGAGTATAGTCCAAATCTGCATAAATTGTAGTAGTACCCAAGTTTAAAGGTCTACCTGTGGCTTCATCATAATAATGAATATCCCACTCATTATTCAAGTAGTTATATGGGTTGAAACCAATAGGAGAAATCGGGCCTTGACTACCGTCTTTATACCACCAAACCCACAAACGCGTGTAAGTGTCTTTATTGCCTGGAATATCAAAACTCTTAGAAGGAGTTGTTCTTGACACTAATCGAGCAGAAATCGTTTTACCTGTTGTTGTGCGACCTACATTATGCAAAGTGAAGGTCGAACCTTGTTTGATACCGGTGATGATTTTTCCACCTAAACGCTCAGTGTTACCATACAAACCTTTTGCAACGTTAGGGTCTTCTTGAAGGTCTTTATCTAAAGTTAAAGTCGTCTTAGAATTAGCACCTAAAGCACCTTCAACTATTTCTAAACCTTTCTCTGGTGTGAAAATTGCAGTAACATCAGAGTAGTAATCCATAGAACCACGTTTAGACTCATTCAAAGTACCATAAAGAGTTACCCCATTACCTTGAGCTAAAATAGGTTTTTTCTTAACCGCATCAACTTCACGGTTATAAGTTTTTAACTCTTCTTCATAAGCAGCTTTAGCTAACTTATAACGAGTCATAGCTGCATCATACTTATCTTGCTCTGCTTTGTTTTCTTTATCAATCTGAGCGTTTCGTCTATTCAACTCAGCTAATGCAGACTCATAAGCCGCTTGCGCAGTTGAGTTTGCTTTACGAATAGCTTCATTCTCTTTATTTCGAGCTTCCACTGCTTTCGTATAAGCATCTTTGTTCGCCTTGTTGGTTTTATCAATCTCAGCGTTCCGAGTATTCGCAACCTCTAAATCTTTACGATATTGCTCCATCTTTTGACGATAAGTAGTCATATCTGCGTCAGATTGAGTTTTACGCTCAGTCCATTTACCTAATTCAGACTCATACGCTGACTTAGCTGTAGCATTGTCTTTGTCGATTTGAGCATTTTTCGCAACTTGATCTGCTACTGCTTTTTCATAGCGAGATTTAGCAGCTTGATTATCTTTCTTGATTTGCTCATTTTCAGACTTAACAACTTCTACCTTAGCTAAATGTTGTTCATGTTTTGCTTGATTGTCTTTGTCAATCTGAGCATTTCTATCATTCGCAGTTTTTAAATCTGCTTGATATTTTGCGTGAGCATCTTCATAGTCTTTTTTAGCTTTTGCGTTTTCTTCTTTGACAGTCTTAATCTCTTGGTTACGAGTTGCAACCTCTTCTTTAAAACGGTCAGCTTCTTTCTTCACAACCTCTGCTTGGTTGTCATAATTTTGCTCAATCTCTTTTTGGCGTTTCTCCAAATCAGAAGAACTTGTTGCAGTACCACCATCTGCTGGCGCATCAACAACAACATTCAAACCTGCGGCTTTCGCTTCGGATACCGCATTATCTACTTTGTCACGGTTGACGGTTACATCAAGCGTACCTTCTTTAGCTTTAGCGCTTTCTTGGCTTTCTAAAGCACTAGAAGTTGGAGCGCTTTGTACTTGTTTGGCATTTGTAGCATTACTTGTTACTTCATCCGCGCTTACAGTACCACTACTCAAAGCAGTACCTAAAGCTGCAAGACCAAGAATAACACCACAAGCACCATAATGTTTCACTTTACGGATACTTCCGTATGTTTTTGTTTCTGCACTTCTGCTCATGTAAAATTCAAATCCTTTCTTTTACATAAAATAAATTTTGGTAAGTAAACCTTACCAACTAATCATCTAAACAACCTCATTCAAATATAAATCGGAAACAAGCTTGTTTCTACTTTGACAATTATAGCACAAGGGTTAATAGTAGTCAAGGTTCAAACTCAAAAAACTTAGAAAAAGCCTATATTTTGCCAATTACTTAATATGCTAAATCTAGTAAAATTTAGGTTAAAAGCAATAACTACAAGTAAGAAGATAACTACAAACCAACTGAAGTTAAATATTCTAAAGTATTTACACCATTCGTATCTTTTGGATAGTATATATTCAACTGACGTTTCATTAAATTCCACTGATGCGACATATCTAAAACAGTCCAATTTGATAATTCAGATTGTAATAAATTAACAAATTTAACAACATCAAAGTCGTAAGGATACCACTCAACCGCTTTGCTATTACTTTTCAAAGTTGTCCCAAAAGGTTGCATTTTAATCTGTTTATGTCTATGTAAATAAACTCGCTTTAAAAATAAGGAGCCTTCTCCAACCCCTAAACTAAAACCTTGGTCAAACAATAGAGAAGTTCTATAGCAGTTTAAGTCAGAATCAAACATTAAACCAAAGTTTTGGAAATGTCTATCGGTATTGATAAATATAGTATCTAATGTCATAAAAGCTGAGAAATATTTATAGCTATCTTCATAAGAAACTTGATTTTTCGAGTACCATTTAAGTATATTTTGTAATTCCAAAACTCGATCTTGGATAGACAAACGCAGGTAGCGTTTTTCCATCCAATACCTAAATACAAATAAACGTCTATCCTCACTAGACTTACTCAAGTATTGTTGGTTCAATTTGTTTACAAGTTTTATATCAAAAGTGTAAAGGTATTCTAATACAATCTGAAACATAGGAATAAAAGAATACCGAGGTTTGTAAGACGGACTTTTACTTATGTTGGGAAAGATATATCGATACGGTACAAAATCACTAAACGAAGTAGATTCTAAAAATAGAGAAATTAAAAACTCAGATAAAGCTTCACCCCCATGATAATCAATCTTTAAAAAGTAATCACCATCATATCTTTTTGGTTGGTTTCCTTTAGGTGAAAGACTCATGACATAGCACCCCCTGCGCGCAATACATCATAGTAAGATTGGAAACCTTGGTTATAAGGCTCTTCAAACTCAAGCCAAAAACCATCTTCAACATCACAAGCTCTATGCGAAAGCAACTCATCCAATAAGGTAGGGTTTTCTTTCCCAATAATTTGACGTCTTCCCCAATGTTCAGGTATTCTACGAGACTCAAACTCCCCAGTGAAACCTCGCTCAGTTAAATCATAAAAAGTAAATCTATTTGCAAGAGGAATATCTAAAACTTCAACTTTCGCAACCGAGTCATCAGATAAAACCAAGTTTGCAACACTTGTATCGTAATGTTTCAGAACTGCGTTTAATACCATAGGAAACCTCCTGATTTTATTATGAAATATTTTACCACAAATCAAACAAAAAGTCAAGAGTGGATACCCTTGACCTTTTAGTTTATAAGATATGGGAGAGCTGTAGTAAGTAAGCAACGATTACAAAAACTACTACAACCGAAAAGATAAAACGTAGGTTTTTCTTAATAGTCTTTAAAATCAATCCAAAAATAAAGCCAATAAGCAATAAGGTAATAAAGTCCATAAAGGCTCACCCAACTTATTTAAAGAAACCTACAATCGAGTCCCATAAAGATTTCACAAAGTCTCCTGCTTTCTCAAAAAACCCATGCTCTTCCGCAGATTTTAAGAACTTCCCTACACTCTCAGAAATATTGTCTTTCAAGTCTCCCAACTGATTTAAAACCTCTTTTGAATCAACCGCAGAAGTTTGTTGATACCCTTTGGCGAATTGAACGAGCTGAGAAACTTGGTCATCTGAGATAATTCCGTCAAGTTTGTTGTCTTTTAAAGCTTTTTTAACAATCTGCTCAACTTTCTTATCATCAGCAACTTGACCTTTGTTTTGCTTTTCTTTTGCTAGTTCAGTTTTAATTTGAATTAAAGCGTTATCTAACAATTTACTATCAAAGCCTTTGGCATCTTTGTTAGCTTCAGCAATCTGAGCAGTTGTTGAAACTTCTTGATTCGCAATCTCAGTTCGTTTTGCATCTACTTCTTGACCATTTGCTTCAAGAGCCTTAGAAACACCAACTAAGGCAGACTCACCAGTTACTTTCACTGGTGCAGAAACTTCAATCGCTAAGTCTGTTGCTCCTGCCGTAATAGCTGCATTACGATATTGAACCTCAGTTACACGTGTAATATTATCTGGAGTCACAATTTTAACAGTGATACCCTTGCCTTTATCTTGCTTGGCAACCAAAGTTGAAGAAATCAAAGAGACTCCACTAACATCCGACTCATTCATATACTTACCGTAGTCTTTTTCAGAAACTACTTGGCGCTTCACATTTGCGACATCATGAATGTTGAAAGATTTATTAACCTCTTCAACTTGAGAGTCTGTTAAGCTACCACCATAAACCAAAGTGGGTTTACCCCATTTTTCATCAATCGTGTCTGTTTGAATGCTTGCGTGTGCTACTTGCGTTCCCAATCCCAGAGCTAGGATAGATAAAGCGGATACCGAGAGGTATTTGATTTTGTTTTTCATAATAGAAATCCTTTATTTATAACTAATTTGACTTACTGTTTCGTAAGATTGACTTCATTATAGCACCACTACAAGAAAAATGCAAGAAGAAAACCAAAGCAGTTAACTTTGGTTTTTATTTTAAATCTTTAGTAAGGGCTCTTAAACTTGCGTTGTATTCAATTCGAGAAAATCCTAACTGTTTAGCTAACGGATAATAGCTTTTCTGAATTAAATCTAGTAAAGCGTCTTCTGACTCATAATTTCTACCGAACCAAACTAAATCGTTATAAAGTTCACCTAACCAACACAACTCTTTAATTGAGGTCAAGTCGTCAAAGAGCCAACCACCATTACCATCGCCTTCTGCAAACTGCAATTCAAAAGGTTTATTCTTCATGCGAGAATTAACATTTAAAATCAGTTCTGCGGTATTTCGATAATTATTACTACTAGTTCGGAACTCAGTTTTTGCAGTGGTTCGGAAAAGTTTCAGTTGATACCCCAATGCACCTGATGATTTGTAGTAGGTCAAAATGTAACCAGTTTTATCGTAAGAGAAAACAAAGCAGTTCTTCTTAATAGGTTTATCTGGGAAAGCTTGCATTAGAGCTAAATAATTTGATTTTTCTACCACAACTAAACGTTTTAAGAAGTCTGCGAACTTAACTAAGTCTTTTGTACGTTCCTCTAAATCTTTATAATTCCTTGGAAAACCCCTTAATCTTTAATGAATTTATTATATCATAAAGAACCAATTATAGCAAAGAAGAACAAAAAAGAAAAATACCCAACAAAAGTTGGATACCCTTACCTATTAGCTAAATAATACTTCCAAGCAACGAAGAATTTCTTTTCTATCAAACAAATTAGCATAATTTACAAATTGAACTTGCAAGTTCTTTGTGACTTCACTAAAGTTGAAGTAGAAACCTTGTTCTCTAGTACCACTACGCTCATACTTCCCATAATCATAGTAATCTTCTGAAATTAAGTCAATAGCGAACGTATATGTACAGTCCTTATTTATATAAAAAGTTACTAAAACGTGTTGTACTGTTCCCAAAGAATCAACAAAAGAATCACGGAAAACAACAGATTCACTACCCTTGGAAACTGTAACAGTTCTACGCAGTTGCTTTAAACACTGCAAGACAGAAGATCGTTTGAAAAACTCTTCAAAATAAGTGTTTTGAAAGTTCTCTAAACGTGGTTGACTGTCTACGAAAAGTTCATTAACAATACTCATGTTTTACCTCACCTCTAAATACAGACTAACCCAACAAATCCGTAAAAGTAGCTACGGATACCGCTTGTTGAGAGAAATCATGTGTTGCTTCGTCCACAGAATCTACAAACTCAGCACCTACAAACTCTGCGAAGTCTCTCAAATTCAAGGCGGTTTGTGACTTGCGCTCTACTGCGAGAGTCAACTTCTCACTTGCTTGTTCGTTAGGAACACGTCCGCCTACAGACAAGTTTGTGAGAACTACTGCACCTTCAACATTAGTTGCAAAGACCATTGCTTTATCTGTTGGAATACTTGCTTGGAACAGAAGAGACCCATCTTCCACTACAGAAGTTGCTTTCTTATCCAAAGATTTAGAAATGTAAATCTTACAAGCATCTGAATCGAATTGGTTATATGGATTCATACTAAAGGTCAAACCTTGCACACCTTCAATAAGTAACCCTTCTGCTGCCAAACCTTGACGGTTGAGACAAGTCATATCTCCTGTGTAAGTGACACCACTGATATTCTCAGAATAGAAACCAACGTGACGACCATCTACGCTTTGAGCGTGTAAATCCAAGTCACCATCTTGGTTCCAGTAGATACCGATTTGGTAGTTGTCTGGAACCTCAATGCGAGTGTACATAGGGTATGAACCAATGAAAGATTTAGCAGTTGTTGGAAGTGCAATCGAAACATTGATATCTGGTTGATAAAACTTCAACTCTTTGTCTGCAAAGCGAGACTTGAACTCTTCTGCAATACGCTCCAAGTACAAATCAACCAAAGTGTACTCCAAACCACTAATTGGAGTTTGTTTAAGAGCTTTCACAAAAGTTTTACCATTACGAATACGGTAAGCTTGGTAATCACCTTCAACCAAATTACGCAACTCACTCAAATAGTTGTAGTAGCGAATAAGCTGGTAGTTTGTGATACCGCTCAAGTCTTTAGGAAACTCCTTCAAAAGAGTTTTAAAGGTATGGTCTTTACGAGAAACCTCAGACAAACGCTTCATAGCATTTACTTCTCTTTGAAGACCCAATTTACGCAATGTCAACCACAACTGTTTGTTTGGACGGAAATGATCAGCTAAAGGTTGGAGACCTTGTTTTGAAACAAAGTCTTTAACCAAAGACACAATCAAGTCTTTCTTATCTTTTGACAAGTATTGGATTTCGTAACGTAAATGACTAAATGTCATAGCGTTTTTGTAGTAGTCAGTTGTACCTAAAAGGATACGAACCAACAAACGAACTAGTAACTCTGGGTTTTTAGGTGCGCACTTATAACGATACCCAAACTCAATCTGAAGCTCTTTGTTAGCTTTCTCAGTAATGTCTACACCATAGTGTTCAACCAAGTCTGCCAAGATTGAAATGTCGCTTGTAGGTAAAGCCAAAGGTTGATTTAGAAAGACTCCTAAATCTTCTCGAACTTCCATGTAAGATTTAATTTCAATCGTTGTTAAATGTGTATTCAAGGCAGTTTGAAAGGCTTTTTCCTCGGAATTAGGAATGAAGTCCGTACCAAAAAACTCTTTCAACCCACCGTAAGTCATTGCATAATGACAAAGACGGTCAAATACCACTTCTTCCCAACTTAAACCTTTACGAACTTCAAAAGTTTCGTAAAAAGTAGCGTTGGCATTTCTAAGGTCAACCCCATAAAGTTTAATCAAAGCGTCTGCAGTCTCTTTTGAAATTGGTTCAAGAGGATCTACGAGGATACCGTAAGTTAAACACAACTGAGTGTTTTTAAGATCTCCTACTTCTTTTGTGCTTTCTACAACTTTTAAATATTTTGCTAAAGTTTCAATTTGTGCGTAGTTCATTTCTAACCTACTTCTTTCTATTTTTCCAAACTGAAAGCCCTAAACCAACCGATTTAGAGCTAACAACGTGCGAACTGTAATAAACAATTCATAGCAGGGAAGCACGTCTTACCTAGTACCACCTACTACGAACCAAATATTCTCCTATGTACAAGGAACAGTTTTGTGCAATCAATTTAATTAGGCGAGGTATAAAATTCATCTGCTTTAAATTTCGGTAAAGGAATACCTTTATGCCAATTATGTTTAAATTATAGCACAACTTGAACGTTTTGTCAAGAGAAAAGTATACTCTTACAAAACTTTATGATAGTATTGGTCATCACAATCATCTTCATCAATGTAACCACCAAAATAACGAGCCAACCCTGTTAAAACACTCACCGCAACAGGATCCATACCCAAGGATAAGGTTGTAATAGGTTGATTAAACTCTGGTAAATCACAGTCTAAATTCGCTTCAATTTCCTCTGGCTCTAAAATAAAGCGAGAATTATAGTGATAGAAAATGTTACGAGTAGTACCGTTAACCGCAACATCAATAAAACCATATTCCTTGAAATCTTCACCATTGCGGTATAAAATAGGACAAGAGACACCGTTTACAGTCGTAGTTTTTGGATGGGTAGTAGGCTCATCCACCCCGACATTTACATTTAAAACGGAAAGGTCGCCTATAAATCTACTTACATACTCTAATGCACTTACATTTTCATTCACTGAAACATGACCTAAAAGAGCCACTTTTGTATCATTTGCCATTTGTTTTTACCTCATGTAATTTGATAGGTTTATTGTAGCAAAAATAAAAAGAAAAGTCAAGAATAAATCTTGACTCTTTTTCTTATAAACCAACCATATAATCGCTATCTTCCATAGCTTCAACTTGACCGAGAAGATACCCATTCCCAACTTGCGAGAAGAAATCATGGTTGGAAGTACCCGTTGAAATACCATTCATAATGATAGGGTTAACATCATCTGCTGAATCTGGGAAGAGTGGATCTTGTCCTAGGTTCATAAGAGCCTTATTGGCATTGTAGCGAAGGAAAGTCTTAACCTCATCAGTCCAACCAATTTCATCATATAACTCTTCGGTGTACTTCTCTTCGTTCTCATAGAGAGTGTAAAGTAAGTCATACATCCATTCTTTTAGCGCTTCTTGTTCTTCTTCTGGTAACTCATTAAAGGCTAATTGGAACTTATAACCAATATAAGTACCGTGAACACTGTTTCCAGTCACAACTACAGAACCACTTTTACTGCGAGTTACCAAATATCCTGACGGAACTTGGATACCGTAAATCTGCTCACCTTCAAGCTCAGTTCGTGCTACCACAGCACCATAGCTTGTAGAACCTTCTGGTAGAATAGTTAAAGAATAATTAACAAGACCCTCTGCACTAAAAGGAGATCGGTCTTCAAACTCTCGAATACGAGTTTTGTACCCAGCTAAACTACACAAGGCTTGTACATAATCTATACTCTCTTTATTTATAGAGCAATATCTATAAGAATTATCACTGCATTTAGCACCTACCCAATCAAATAAAGTTTCTAAATACTTCAAACACCAGTTAGAGTCTACTTCATTTAAAGGACGCTTTGGTAAAGACTTCAACTTACTCTCTTCGATACCGAATTGGTTAAATTTAGAAATACGTAGTACCGTACCATTCCCTTCGGGGTAAGAATATTCCTTGTAAGGTATATTCAAAGACTTTAACAAGTCTTTCATCTTTGCAACAACCTCTGATTTACCACTGCTTAATACTAAGTGTTTACTCAAAGCACTTTCTACTACCGTTCCAAATTTAGATAAACAAATATACAATTCTTCCAACTTAGTTAAGGGCTCAACCTTAGAGTTTGGAGGTAAAACTTCAGTAGGATGCAACCAATAAGAGCTACTACCTAAAGTTAAATCCGCAGGTCGAGCAATCAATTGATCACTTGTCAAGGCTTTACGAATAAGTCTATGATTAGGTGTACATTTTAAATCAACATAACCAAGTTTAGACTTAAACTGATAAATCTTAGGTGCGAAATCCGTAGAAATCGTAGAAACAGGTGCAAAATTCGTTCTGCGAGTTTCTTTATCAAACTGCAAGATCAAGTCTTGTGGGCGAATATCGGCTACAGATACCCAACCTTTAGGTGTTAGCACCTCTTGGTCTTTTGTCATACATTCATCTCGAATAATGAGCTTAATAATCTCAGCTACATTAGGAAGTTTGTTGTTTCCTAAGTACCACAAAGGAGTAAAGAAACCTGAGTAGAAAAGGAAAGACTCTAGGAAGACACTTGCTACTTTCTTTTGAAGTGGGGTTCCATTGTCATAAACCTCTTTGATAATCTCTGCTTTTTTCTGCAAATAAGGGTTGTTTGCAGTCCACTCAAAAATTTCTTCAATCTCAGACTTGGTGTTCAATGTGGAGAATATTGAGGAGTAGGACTTGGCGTGGACAGACTCTACGAATTGGATATTATTTAGAACTGCTTCTTCATGAGGAGTTCTAATGTCCGAGCGAATTGCTGATACCCCATCCACCGACTGCAAAGTATCAAGCAAAGTCAACCCACCAAATACTTTACCTACTAAATCTCTTTCTTTTTCAGACAACTTGCGCCAATCATCTAAATCATTAGACAAAGGAATACGAGTGTCTAACCAGAATTGCTCTGTCAACTTCTCCCAAGTCGCCTTATCGACCACGTCCTCAATGGCGTTCCAATTTATTGCCTTGTAGTATTCTGTTTCTTGTGTCAAATCCTTCTCACTTTCTAATCGTAATCTTATTTGTAAAATCGTTTTGCAAAACTCGGAAATGAACCTCAGTTATTGCACCACTCTGATGAAGATTGTATAGATTAAAATGCACATACCGTAAAAAGTAGACTTCATCTTTGGTTAAGAATAGGTCATTTAAGTAGTGAAATTCTAACCAATTTAAAGTCTTTTCAATCTCAGCACTTCTAAAACTCTCTAGTTTAGGAAGAGGTATTTCAAGTTCTTTATCAAATGCGTGTAAGAAAGAATTAGCTAAAGACTCACTCGTTATCGAAATAGACGAAACATCAAAGGAAACAATAAGTTGTTTACTCATATTATTTACCTCTCTAACTCAATTACAAAATCAGTTGAAGTTGAACCAAACCAACCGTAAACTGTGCGTTTACCTTTAATATCACCTACTTTACCTTGAGCATCTGAACCATAATATACCGTAAAGGGTTTAAAGTCTTCAAGTGAACCTTTAAGGTACTCGTTAGAACCACTGCGAAGTTCACCCGCTAAACCACCAAAGTCTGGACCTTTAAATTTAAAACTTGTAGGTTTTACTGAAATAGTGAAAGATTTCATATCTCCAATAAAAGGGTCTTCTATGTCTTTTTTCATAATATCAGTAGGATACTCAGCACTTCTATTATAGTAATCTACTTGAACGTGCTTATCAAAATTAAAAGCTCTCAACCCACAACCAACTAATGTAATCATCACCACTAAAGTCACAAAAGTTTGAAATTTAACATGACTGTCTGAAGATTTTCGACTGTTAGCTAAATAAAATGTGTCTATTGCAAGTAGACCTAAACCGATTAAATATAAATTGAAATAAGAACCATAGAGAACATAAGGTAATATAATAGGTAAAATACACAAGAAAAGGCAAATACCCATATAAACCCCTGTAATTGACCCACGTTCACACAAAGAATAAAAAGAACTTAAACTATACGTTGGCTCTTCAATTACGACTGAATCTTCAAAAGGAATAGTTTCAATTGATTTATCTTCCATATTTAACTTACCCTTTCATCAGCTCAAAGAATAAAATCGAAAATTCTAGTCGCTGCCACAAAGTTTCTAATTCAGTTTCACGTGTAAACACAAACTGTTCTAACTGTCGCTTACGCTCTTCTGAGATACCCTCAACAGAACTTGCTAAAGCTAACCACTTATTTTCTAACTGGTTCAAAATAGACAACTCTTTATCCGTTTTGGAACCTTGTCGGAACTGTTCAGTTGCTTTCAATTCTAATAATCGTTTTCGATACGACTCGTTTAAAAGTTGCGCCTCTTGAATTTGGTTCAAATAAGATAAGATTGTTCTATCTGAAACTAAAACCTTACTCTTTAAAGCTACTGGGTGGAATTGCTCTCTTGTGTGCAAGTAAGCAAAAACCTTATAAATGTTTTCTTCACGTTTTCCTGCAGACAAGGAACCCATTTCTCTTAGTTTATTTGCCATTAGTTAACTACCTCACTTCTATATTTAGCAGTTCGAATCATTACAACTAAGGAAAGTAAATAGTTTTCAACTAACTTCACTTTCATAAAGTAAGCAGTTTCAGCTCTTCTTAGTAACCACAACTCAGCTCTCTCAGAATTAGTAAATTCAAAAGTTTTAAAAAAAGTTTGTATTTCCAAATAAAAATCTTTATCTGTATGCAATAGTGAAACCTCAGCTTCTGGTATAAAACGATAACCATCAAAAGTCAAATGATACCCAAATGCGGACAACACTACCTTAACTTCAAAATCAGCGAAATGTTTAAAGCAAGCACTTAAACAACCTATTTCTATTTTCTCTTGCTTTACATTTCGAGGTAAATTTGCGAACTGTTGATCCAATTCTTTGCGCCAGTTTCGACCTAAAATACTAGGGTTTTTCTTGTTCTGTTTTAACATGAAGTAATATTTCCTCTATGAAAAATTTTATAACCTCATTTTAGCAAAAAATAAAAAGAAAGTCAAGGAAAAATGACTTTCTTGGTTGAGTTAAATACGAATTTGATAAGAGGTTGCTGCTTGGAAGAACTCAGCAAAACCGTAGTCAGACATACAGAAAGATACCGAAGTGGAGAGCCAAACTTCAAGGTTAAGTGGAATAACATAAGTTTCAGCAAACCTACAAAACTTACTGTATAGACGATTTGCTTTGAGGACTTGTTCTAAGGTCTTAGTTGAGTCTACAACCAAGATATGATGCGATTGTTTCAACTCACCAAGAATAGTGATGTATTGGTTTAAATTCAAATCGGGATTGTCTATATCGAAAATATAGTTTGCTTTATAGTAATCAAGACGAGTCTTCAACCTAGAAAAGTCATAAATATTCGGTAGGATAAAGTTACTTAAATCTTGTAAATCCTTTTCTCTTGTGGAGTAGAACTTCATGATTGCTAAGTCCTCCCAGGATAAGACAAGAACAGTTAAGTTTGAATAGTTTAACTCTTTATCAAAGGAAACCTCAGAAATATCTGGAACTACGAAAATCTTTTCGACATCATTAGAGAGTTGAAAAGTTTGTAGTTGTTCAACCGTCAAAGGTAAAGAACCAATATAATCAATATCTCTAGTTTCTCTATATCCACCTGAAAGTAAAGATACCGCAGAGCCACCTGTGACAAAAATTTTAGCAAATTTATCTTGACGTTCTAGTTCTAAATTTAGTTGATTTAACTTCTCTAAAATCTTAGTGTAAGACAACGTTTGATAAGGTAAAAACATCTTCTTCTCCTAATTCTTGTGCAAAGGTACGAGTAGACCAAACCCTCTTTGGTAAATGAATAGAGCCACTTAAAACTAATTGACAATTTTCCTCAGACTCAAGCCAATTTAAAGCATCAAGCGTTTCTTTTTGCCTTGGTTTGTCCAACGAAAAGTACAAAACCTCATGCTTTAGAATTAGGCGCATTTTATCTATTAAATCAAGATTTTCCAAGTTAAAACCTCCATTTCAACAAGTTTAGTTTATCATAAACAGAAAACAAGCGCAAGGCTTGTTTAACATATAAGACTCAAGATTATAATAAGTTTCGGATAAACCGATTCGAGAGGTCTAGGCTCTGAAAGTCACCTGTTTCAATAGAGACATTAAAATACTGAGCTAGTTTTTCTAATAAATCAAGTGAAGTTTCAGCAGTCAATACACAAATATAAGTTTTAGACAACCCTAAACCTCCACTCTCAGTTACATCTTCTTCCACGGTAGAGTAAGATAAGGCAAATTCTTCACCTAGATACCGAATGATGTACTTGTTTGAGGTTACATAGGAGTTGAAAGAGAAATACTTAGGAGAACTATCAACTAACTCAACCCCTAAATTCTTTAAAATTCTAAATAACTCAGACTCTTCTAAAACCTCTTCAATAGAAATAAGTGAACGAGAAAACATAAAACCTCCAAAATAATCAAATACAATTTAAACCCTCTAATTTGCTCCGTATCGCATTTTAAATCTTTATGGTGTAATTCTCCCTTTATGATATTTGAGACGAAACTGGGGCAAATTAGGACAGTCTGAGAACGAATTAGGACAACTCAGAAGGTAAGGATACCCAATGAGTGTACTTCTCTGTAGTCGTAGGTGTTTCAAAGGTGAAAGTGTGACCATCTTTTAATGATTTAACCTTGCGAATATAAGTTAAATCGTAACCCTCTTCGTAACCTTCACAGTCACAGTTTTGCCCCCAATCTTGTTTACAATCACATTCATATTTACGGTCTAGTTTGTACCATAGTTCTTTGAACTTAGCTAAAGACATAAGAGAAAAAGTTTTAATAGCAAACCTTGTTGACTTGTCAGTAGAAGTTAGTGTACAAAAATGCAACTCCCTTGGTGTATAAGCCAAAACAAAAGCATACAATACATTTAAAGCGAAATTACCATCTTCATGTTTTATGTAATTAGAAGTACCACTACTCTCAGCAAAACTGATTAGACTTTCTAAGTCCGCAACGTGAACTTCAGCAAACTCATGCGAGTTTTGGATACCGAAATCATGGTAGTCAATAAGAAAAGCACCTGTTTCATCTTTTGTCATGTAAGAGTAATCTTCGAAGTCTACAATTTCCTTTATACTGAATTTAGGGTCTTCAGTAAGTTGACGCTCTGCTTGAAATTCTTCAAGTGTACAAAAACCTTTGTAGTAAGGAGACTTAAAGTCTGACTTCTTGTTACATTCTAAACCACCAATCGTATAAGTCTTGAATGTGAAGTGATTTGCGTACTGTTCCAAAAAGGCAATTAGAGGGTTCTTTCCATAACCTGCAATAAAGAAGTCAATTTGGTTTTGTTGAGCGTAAAATGAAAGCTCTTGAATGTCTGATTGTTTTACTGTTACTGTGTTCATAACATTTGCTTCTTTCTCATCAATTTTCTTTATTATATCAAAACTTGCGTATTTTGTCAAATAAAAAGAGGCCTTGTAGTCCTCTAACATTTAACTTTTTGATAGTTGTACATAAAGGTCAGACAACATATTTGCCAATTTCACATAGTCCTCATAAGTAGAAACCCTACGTTTTGCATGAATACATTGAATTAAAGACACTTGTGTTCCTGTTAATTCAATGTCAGGTTCATTTAAGAACCTGTATAGAACCGAGCGGTAGAAAACATCTACATAAAACTCAATGAAAAGGTCAAGTTCATCAACTGACTTTTTCATTAAGGATACCCAAACTCCTGCTTTTCTAAGTTCAACCTTAGACTTAGTATCTAAGTAGTTGTTGAAATAGTGCAAAATCTGAAAGATTTCACTGTCATAGCGTTTTTCCATCTTTTATCCTCCAATCAACCTTACAAAATTAGAACCCTTCAAGTTCAAGTCGTTGAAGTGTTTGTTTAGTTCCATGAAAGACATAGACTTAAAGTTTTCAAGTTCTTCTTTGCTTGCTAACCAATAATAGTTAGAGTGCCAAGAAAACTCCTTACTATAAATAGAGATAAAATCAAGACAGTTTAATGATTCTGCAACTTCAACTACAAGTTTATCCAACTCGAAATTCAAAAAGTCGTCTAATAGACTGAGTTTTTCCTCAATGATTTCTTTATCAGTACCAACTTCAAAGAACACATATAAATTCTTATGAGACCAATAGGAATCTTGTACGAGGATACCGCAAGGGATGTTTAGCTCTTTCAGCTTTTCTTCTACTTTTGTGTACAAGACCTGTAGAACTTCTTCAGTGTACTTCTCTTCCAACCGTTTATCTTCTAAGAGTTTCTTGTACTCTTCCTCTGTTTCAAAAGGAATATAGTTCCAAGGAGCTTTTACAAAATCTTTCAAGGAGCGTAAAGTAGAGAAATACTCAGTTAACTCAAAACTTTGACCTTTATCAATGTATTGATTGTACAAAGGAGACCATTCAGCTCGTGAGGGTTTAAACTTGTCCAAAATGCAAAGACGTTCCCCAAAGATAACAGGTAATTTAACAACTTCAAGTACCTTCTCATCATTAGGACTCTCATACAAATTAATTTCTTTATACCACACACCAAACAAAAACTCTGGTAGCTCTTTCAACTGAAAGTGCATCATCTCATAAGAGTGCTTATTTTCGAATACAAAATATCCTTTAGGATACTCCACATTAAATGGAGTTAAACCTAACATTTTTAGATAGTTCAAGGTACTATCCATCATATTTTTGTTTTCTTTTGTTGCATATTTTCTTTTAATTCGTTTGTTCATTTAATTTTTACCTACTTTCTCACCACTGTCTCATTACGGACTGAGACAGTACCTTGAGACGGATTATCAGATAAAGAGATTGTAACTTTTCTAATAGAACCAGTTCCTTTTTCTCGGAAAAAGTCTGCATAGTTTTCCATATCAGCTATAGCATCATCTAAACTAAACCATCGAGCCTTAATTCGTAAGTTTCCACGGTCATCTATAGAGACGAGGTTTTCATAATACACAATCGGAGTTAATGGAAAGTCAACTTGAGAACTATTTTGACGAAGTTTTTCTATTTCTTGTTCTTTTATATAAGCTTCTGCTTCTTTTTTGGTTTCAAAAACTTTTGAACCTACTTTGTACTGTTTGATTTCTTCTAATTTCATTTTATTCTCCTTTAAATTACTGGATTCGCTGGGAGAGTTTCCAAAACGGAGACACCCTTGATACTGAGTAGAAGAGTTAGTGCTTCTACCCCAACTTTTGGAATATAGGCTAGTTCTAAATTCTCTTTGTTAAAGATATAAACTTTATCTTCTTTTTCTAAGTGCGCTTTTTGAATAGCATAGGAACTTACTTTTTCTAAACGTTCAAAGTTTAAGATTTGTACTGTGTAAGTAAAAACACCCAAGTCTTTAAGTAATTCCTCTAGTGTTTGAGGTATTTCAATTACCACGGTGGGTGCTAAAGTAAATTCTATTGGTTTCATTTAATTTCCTCCGTTCAAGCGTTCTTCTGAGTTTGTTAGAATTGAACCTATTGTTTGTAGTTCATCTAAAGTCATAGTTTCAAGCAAACTAAGTTTTGTTTTAACTAGAATAGTTCTCTTTAGTTTTCTTGTTAAAGCACTTATTTCAGCTTGTTCACGTGTTAAGTGTAAGCAATAGTCTTTACTATAAGCATCAGCAATCAAACCGTCTTCATAACGATACCGATTTTGAGCGCTTGTAGTTACATAAGTAGTTCCTACTTTTTCAACTGATTCCTCTTTTATTTTTCCTACAGTATCTACCATATAGGCTGACGAAGCAGCACTTTGTTCAATATAGACAGTTTGACCTACTTGAAAGTCTTGTTTACTATATTTTGCTTGTTTTTCTGACATAATTAAGCAATCCTCTTCTAATTTATTTTCTTTATTATATCAAAATTAGATTGTTTTGTCAAATAAAAAGTAGGTTTGACACCTACTTTCCTCACTTTAATCTAATGTTGATACAAGCTCAACATAGAAATTACCTTCAAATTTATTTTCCAACTCCACTGTGTATTTAAAGTAAGTTTCGTCCTTGCGATTTAAAAATGACTCAGTTAATTGTGAAAGCAAGTCAACGTGGTCAATCTTATAAGCATAATGTAGAAAATGCTCCAAAGTCAAATCAAACAAAACTTTGGGAACTTGATTTTCTGAGGATACTACACCTAGTACATCATGAGACCACAAGTTTAAACGTAAATCAGTCAGTTTCTCTAAGCTAATCACATAAAACATAATTTTATCCTCCTTTAACAGTTAAAATCATAAGCCAAAAACTTCTTATTTCTCAAAGGAATATAAATTGTACCGTTGTAATAGTCATCCAAACCAGTTTGGTGGACAAAATAAGATACCGAAGGTTGTGTTTGGTCTACATATTCAACCTCAGTTTCAAACCTTTTAACAATACGATAGTTTCTACAGTTGTCTACGGAACCACATTCGTATTGTCCGTACCAAGTACCTATCAAATGATTCACATATTCGTACAAAGTAGCACACTCGTTATAAATCTGCGTATTAGTTTGGTCAGTCAAAGTGCTATACGGAGCTAAACCGTTTCCGAAACCCGCAGAATTAAAAGAATACCCATAATCAAATGTTCCACCTAATTCATCTTGGTTCAAGTGCAAGGTAGAATATCTTCGTACCAAGCTCTTAATCTTCTTGGGAAGAATGAGTCCTATCTTCTTTTTCTGTCTTTTGTTCATCTTTTGCTTGTACTACTTTCTCTATTCTTTCTTTTGCAATACTGAAGTACTGCTCAGTTAACTCCATACCAATAAAGTTTCGATTCAAATTTACACAAGCAACCCCAGTAGACCCACTACCCATACAGTTATCAAGTACTAAATTACCTTCATTAGTGTAGGTTTTAATCAACCATTCTAACAAGGCAACAGGTTTCTGAGTTGGATGGTAGTTTTCTTTCTGTTGATCTTTAGCGAAAATCTGAACACTGAGAGGATACCGCTCTGTAGAGTCATAACCTACTTGACTTTCTCCATAGGAATTGTAATTGGAGGCTAAAACTTCTGACTTCCCTTGTTGTCTTTCTACAGACTTCTTCCTACTAGACTTGCTTGTAACCTTACGAGGATGACCTTGTGTCATTTGAGGGTTATATGTTGGCAACTTCTTGTAAAAGACCAAGATATTTTCGTGAGCCTTCATAGGCATTTTCTTTGCATTTAGAAAGCCTGTGGGTGCAGTTTTTTGCCAAATAATCTCATATCTGAGGTCTTTGAGGTTTGATACCCCTAAAACCTTGTCAAAAGGAGTTTGAGCAAATAACAAAATAACCCCACGGTCTTTTATGATTCGGTTATATTGCTTCCATAGTAACTCCAAATCAAGAACACTATCCCACTTGTTTCTTGTTGTTCCGTAAGGTAAGTCACATAAGATTAAATCTACGCTCTTAGCGTCAAGTGTTTTCATTAACTCTAAGCAATCTCCTTTGCGTAAGTCCAATTTACTAATCATCACCTAAAACACTCAAAGGAACCAATGTACCTTCAATCCTTTCTTTTGCGAGTTTAAAGTAGTCCTCATTGAGTTCCATACCAATAAAACTTCTACCTAATTGCTTACATGCAACTCCCGTAGAGCCTGAACCCATACAATTATCAAGTACCAAAGCACCTTTACTAGTGTAAGTCTTGATTAAGTATTCTAGTAAAGCTACTGGTTTTTGTGTAGGATGTAACTTCTTACTGTCAGGTTTGAAATCAATCAAAGCTTTAGGATACCGCTTGCCTGTGTTAACTGTTGTTACAGACTCAATCTTAGACCGAACCGTAGAGTTATTCTTATCCTGTTTCTGCTTCCCTGATTTACTTACATAAGGAGTACCCTCAGTCATAATAGGGTTGTACTCCATATTATTCCCTTTCTTACTGTAACTTGCAGCACAATTACTAAAAACCATAATATCTTCATAATTTTTACTTGGTTGGTACTTTACATTTAAAAAGTTAGCACCTCTAGGTTTTACCCATTTCCAATCATACTTATACATAGCTAAGTTACTGCAGCGAACAATACTTGAAAACGGTTCACTACCAAATAAAACTACAGTTCCCGTCGGTTTTAATATTCGATTATATTGCTCCCAAAGTTTATCCATAGGAATAACAGAGTCCCAACTGCAAGCAGAGGTACCGTAAGGCAAGTCGCACAAGATTAAATCTACACTATGTTCTTCAACAGTAGGCATTAAGTCTAAACAATCACCGTGTTCTAATCGCAAAATAAAACTCCATTTCTGTCAAAATTATAACTTAATTTTGACACAAAAACCCTTGAAAGTCAAAGGTTTATGCACTTAATTCTACAAGAAATTGTGAGCTGATGTAATCAACAAAAGCACTATCCGTACCGAAATCTCCGATTTCATAGCACAATTTCAACCTACTTAGAACTTTGTCTAATTCTTCTAAAGTTGGAAACCACAAGAAACAGTTTAAATCGTAGTGATTAAACAACAAATTAACAAACAAAGTAGCAGTTCTTTTGTTACAATCGTGGAAAAACTGTCTGCGCATGAGGTAAACGTAAAACATCAAAATTTGTTCCACTTTAACGTAACGGTCAATATAATCAGAACTCAAAGTCTCTTTTAACAAGTTGAAAGTTCTATTGAACTCAGCTTGCGCTTCTTTTCGGGATACCGAAGGTGGTTGATAAGTTGTACCACTTATGTTTACTGGGAAATCCTCAGAACGGAAATGACCTTCTAGTTGAGGTTTGTCAGTAACTCCGTTTGAAATCAATTCATGTAAGTCCTCAATAGCAGTTATGCTCACATCAGAAGAACTAAAGAGATGTACAAAAACCCACGCTTCATAAAGGTTTAGAAGTTCTTTTCGGGTTTTGTAACCAAAAGGAAATGGCTCAAAATGAGTATTTACACATTGTTGGACTTCTTGCTTTGTTAAAACGTAATCTTCAAAGACAGTTGAATGAGCTACGATGTCCAGTAAATTATGTCCTAAGTAGTCTTGAAATAGAGTAGTCATACTGTTTACCTCAATCTTCTTTGTAATCAAAAGTCAAAAACACGTCACCAAAGTAAGTGTGGGAAATCTTTAACCTTAAAGGGGAAACTACGCTTAATACATCGTTAAACTCCACTAAATATCGTGCTGCTAACATATTCATTCTTTTTCTGAGAGTACCTTCTCTGGGAAAATATTCTGAGAAAATAACGGAAATTGGGAACCAAGAAGGATACCCAATGAAGGTTGTGGAAAGTTTTAGCTGACCTTCATAGTCAACAACCAAGTACAATATTTGATATTTGTGTCCGTATCGAACATAACGAAAACTTTGCATAAGACTTGTATCCGTCAAATGTGCAGTTAATTCAAACGGACTTTGGTACTGTGCTAAAACTTCTCTCAAAAGTGCTACATTTTTAGGGCATTCCCACAATTTCGAAACGAACGCTAAATCGCGTTCTTCTTTGGTTTTGAATAGTTTAAACCTAATTTACTTACCTTTGTTCTCTTTCGCAAAAACAACTGCAACTTCTTCAAACTCACCGGAAATCATAGCTGCAATAAATTTATGAGTATGATTAAAAGCAAAGTGTTTTAGTTCCCTAGAGTATTGTCTTGCAATGCGATCCATTTCCTTACGGATTTTTCCATCACGAGGAAAAGAATAATCGTAAATATTGGTAACAGGAATGTAAGCTACTGCATCTTCAGTTGAAGTGGTTAAATACAGAGTATTAAACTCACTCAAAGCTAAGTACATAACTTGATAACGAGTCATGCGAGACTCTACTTGTTTGAAACCTTCCCTAAATTCCTCATCATATAACTGTGCCGAAACAGAGAAAGGTTCTGTAATCGTTTCACTTAGAAATGAACCTAGTAGCGCTAAGTTATAACCTTCATCTTTCAAGTAACTTAAATCCATTTTTAAACCTCTCAAATTATTCATTTTTCTTATTATACCAAAATAGAGAAAATTTGTCAATAAAAAGAGAGGTAAAACCTCTCTTCTAAACTATATTTTACTCTTCGGGATTGCCTGTGAATTTGTAATAATACATAGAAGCTCCCGATAGATTAGTTTTGTAATTAAACTTAAGATACCCTTTCTTAATGTATTTCTCCGCTTTAGCTTTCGATAATTGTGGAGAAATCTTTTGCCAACCGCTTTGATATTGTTGACTTACTAACAAATAACAGGCTCCATTAAATAACACTTTATCGCTTTCTGTAATCGTGTAGGTTCTGCGACCTATTTTTAACTCAAATGGTTCAAACTTCATAAATCATACCCTCCTTTATTTCAATCCGACAATTTTCTTCGCCAGTTTATCGACTGTTTGGTTAATCTTCAATCCGCGGTGACCCCTAACCCAAATAAAATCAACCTCTTCAATACCATTTTCTTTTGCTCTTTGCAAGATATAAGCATGGTATTTCCCAACTGGTTTCTTCAAAGACGTACCCCAACAAGCTTGTTCATTGACCTTTACAGACTTAGGAGCAGTCCATCGGAAGATACCCTCGTAGTCACAAACTACAGTCAGTTTAGTTAAACCACGTGAAATTGCATCATCTAGTGCAAGACCGAAACCACAAACTTCACCTGCTACATTTCTTGAAGCTACAAAGTTTGGTTTGTTATTTGCAACTGCTTGAGCATCCAATAAAACTCCATTTTCATAAACTGCAAAAGCACCACCGTAAGTTTGAGTTTGTGTATTGAAAGAACCGTCAATCGAATAAAGAAAACCCTCGATACCCCAAAGGAGTGGGTCTGAGTCTTCTGCCATACGGATAGTACCTTTAATTCCACTTTCTGAGGTATAGGGAACAGTCTCAGAGGTTTTCTTTGTGGATAATACAGGTTCTTCCCCTCTTAAATAAGCTTCTGCTTGTTCTTTGGTTGGAAAACTTTTAAATTCGACACCTTTAGTTCCTTTTACAACTCTTTCGCAATCAGACCAATCTTCAAATATTTGATTAGTGTTTCGAACTGCGTAATATTTCTTTTTCTTAGCCATTTTCTACCTCATGTGTTTTAACGTATCTCCAAATTATACAGAAAGCTAAAATGGAAACAAGTGCGTAGATGTAACCAACCGCGTCAGACCAGTTAGACGAAAGCGAAGAAATCACACCCAAACCAATAACCAAACCGACACCAACTTCCATTGTGAAATTTGAAATTGCATTCAAGTCACTGTCTTTCAATTTAATACTACTACGAAGTGAGGGAACAAAGAGAGGAACCCAAAAATATAGCACGTGGAAAATCCAAAGACTAGCAAAACCAATGAGTAAACCTAAATTAAAAATAATATTTAATTCTGGGTTGAAATTCATACTTAATCCCTCTTTAAATCAACTCAATAGAGAGAACTACAAAATTTGGTTGCAGACCTTCAAAATCTCGAAGAATATATGTTACTTTAACATAAACAGAACGTCCTGTGTAAGAACCCTCCGTATATTCCATCAACTTTAAAATATCTCCAACTTGAAAGTTTCTATCGTTGTAACGCACCTCGAAAGATTTTTCTTTAGTGACTACTTTCTCAAAGTAGTTAGGAGCAATCTTTAAACCATGAACCATAAACAAAATACCAACTTTCTATATCAAATGAAAAAGTAAGCTGCTTTACCTACAGTTTTCTTAAGTTCTTTAAAACCATAAGTTCTATAACTCCTAGACCACATCTCAGCAATGTCGAACAAAATCAGCAAAGTGGATACCCAAATATGGGAATTAGAGAGTTCAGTTATGGACTGAAATTCAAAGAACACCACATAGTAAAATACTGCTAACAGAGTTTTTAGAGTAAATCGAACTTTACTAAAGTAACAAAAGTAACTTTTGGTATCTGGATAAAGTGCAAATGCAAAACATACAAAGTAGACAAAAGCGACAATCGTTAAATGGATAGCTCTCAGTAACAAAAACCATGATAACATAACTTAATCACCCCAATCATAAGGCTCTGCAGTGTCGAACTCTGCAATCAGTTGAGGATACCCAACCTCTGTTTTTATGGCTCCGTTTACCATCCCAAATAAATTCAGACGATCATCCTCAGAATCGTCAAATCCTGAAATCTTTACTTCTACAGAACTTGTTGGTGGAAATTGTGATAAATAAGCAATCAATTCTGAAACGTTCATTTCTTCTCCTCTCTCAACATGAAATAACCATACAAACAAACTAAATAAAACCACAGTAAGCTATCAAATGTATAAAGCAACTTAGACTCTGATATTCCTAACTCTTTCACTACACAAAATAATGCAACTAAACTGAGTGTGTAAAGAATAGTAACAAGAATAGCATTAAACACATCTTTTGAAGAAACCTTAAACTTAGTTTGCAAATGTGGAATTGCATATACAAATCCTAAAACAAAAAAATGAGTTAGGTACAAAATGACGATACCGCTGGATAAAACTTGAAGCATGTTAAGGAACCTTTCTACACAATAACCAACCATCCAACAAAATCATAAATAGAAACATAGTTCCATTCAAGGTAAGAAAGAAAACCAAATTTGATACACCGATTTGACTTACAAATAAAATGATAAAAGTAAGTAAGGCTGTGTAAAGAACAAAGGTAAGTAACCAAAGTGAAACTGAACGCACACTTAAACCTAATTCAGGCAAAATATCTCTCCGAACAAGTAAACTGAAAGCTAGAGCAAAGCCATGCATGCAGTAAACAAGAGCAACTAAATATTGAATAAAAGCTAAAAACATCAAAGTACCTCTTTCTCCATATCAATCAGTAAAGTTAAGTATTTATCAATAATAGCAATACACTCTTTGAAAATACGCTCATTATCTAAACTCATTGTTAAAGTTTGAGCCGTTCTGAGGATACCCAACTGCTCCTCAGACAAGTCTGCGAAGTTCTTAGTGTTAACTTCTGGAACTAACTCCAAATATTCAGAGACAGTCAAGTTAGGTGCGCAGAGAGCGAGGTATTTATAAGACTGTTTAGCCTTTTTCAACCAACGTTTGGCTTTCTCCAAATCTTGGATACCGCCTTTATGTTTATAGCGAATCACATATTCAACTACAGTACCAATCGTGTGAGGTAATAAAGAGAAAGTTGTAAAATCCCAAGCTTCAACCTTATTCTCATTGTATCGACTTGGGTGTTTCAAAATCTCATTCTCAACATATTTCTTAGTCATCTATTATCTAAACCACCTATCAAATTTTGTTTTATTATAGCACAAAACCCCTTGAAAGTCAAGAGGTTTCCTAGTTTTCAGTAATATTCTCCATAAAGTTCTTTGTATGGATCAGTCCAAGAAGTGACTTTTGCTTTTACAATTTGCGACTCGAAGTTCAAGGAAAGTAACAACTCACCCGATGGATACCCAAAGTACATAGGGGAGTCTTTATCGACTACTACAACCTCACAACCATAACGCTCGCTATACCCAAATTGAAGAACTTCTTGTATTGAATAAAAAATTTCGCCACCTTTAGTCTTGTACTTTATTTCAATGTAGGAACCAACTCTCATAATCACACCCTCACACAATGTTCAATCGTAAACTCAAACTCACTTTGTTCATCTTTCTCATAATCTTCACTACTTACTAAAGAAAACCTAGAGAAGTCAAAATCTCTAGGGAAATAAGTATCACCCACTACTTCAGCTTGAACTTGTGTAACAAACAATTCATCAACATAAGGTTCAAACAACTTATAAACTTGGTTTCCACCTACAATGTAAAGAGTTTTGTCTTGATTTTCGTACCAATTCAAGACTTCTTCTACACTGGTTACAACAACTGCTCCATCTACTTGGTAGCCCAACTGAGTAGTTAAAATCAACGTTTCTCTATTGGGAAGAAGCCGTTGATTCATTCCCTCAAAAGTAACTCTACCCATCAAAATAGCTTGGTTCAACGTAGTTTCTTTGAAATGCTCAAGGTCTTTTGGTAGGTGCCAAGGAAGGTGGTTGTTTTTACCTATGATACCCTCAGTGTCTTGCGCCCAAATTGCTATAATTTTCTTAGTCATAAATTCCCTTCTAAATAAAAACCTCTAAAACACTCTCTGCTTCATTTTAAATTTAAACCGTATAAAATATCAAACGTAAGTTTAAAATCAAATCTGGGGCAAACTGAGAGGTTTTAGAGGTACTTCGTCCCTAGTTAATTAAGAGAGCAATCTAGTATCATTGTTGATAAGCTGCTAAAAGTGCTTCGTAACTCAAATAAAGTACGTTATCATAAATATAAAACTCAGCAAGAACCTCATGTTCTACGCTCTTATATAAACTATCGAAGAAAGAATTTGCAGCCACTTGATTATCTACATAAACTTGAGAAAGAACGTAATGCTCAGTCCCGTAAAGATATAGAGGTTCACCGTTCCAAGTCTCTTCAATGTTTAAATCTTCACGTCGTAAAAAGATTAGTTTAACATCAAACAAAGTCTTATCACTAGATTTAACTGAGAGTTGATCCAGAATACTGTGTGAGAAATAATAAACTTGATTATTATCACCCAACCCACCAACATCAGTTCGAAGTAAAGTTAAACCTTCAATCCCAAGAGTATAGGCAACTGCTTCAGATAAAGCTTGTGAAATGACAAAATTATTTGCATTTGTTCGGTTTGTTTCTAACATGTATTGCACCTCAAAATTTTCTTGTATTTAGTATATCAAAAGAAGTCTTGTTTGTCAAGTAAAACCTCAACAATCAAGACTTCTTTTTAATCTTCTAATCTGTAAACTATATAAGCGTTTATATAACCTTGCTCACCTTCAAAACGATTAGGTGTATAAACCACAGACAAACTCGATAAATCTGGGATACCACCCCTATCTTGAATGTCTTGAAGAGCTTCATCTAAGTATTCTGCTAGCCGGTCTGAAGACTTCGCTGAGATATGTTTTGTTCTGTACTTCAACTTAAAACACCTTTACTATTTATTTATCCTTGAGTTTATCAACCTTAAACGGAATGTCTTTATAACCAGCTAAAGTTCTTAAATTAGTTACGCACGATAAAAATAACTCTGGTTCTTTTTCTCTATCAATACCCCACGAAGTTACTAACTCAGGAACAATAAAAGCGTCTTTTCCATGAACATGGCGCTCCAAAATGCGCTCAACAATACCCCAGTTCGATAAGTCTAGTTTGTCTAAACCGCTTTCTAAATCAGAAAAGAGTTCTGCAATCTCTCTACGAGTAAGGTTGCGAGTATCATCTTTAAGTTGAAGCCATCTAAACAAATCATATTCTAAGCTTACAATACTTAACAAACTCAATTTCTCGTATGAAGTGTTTAAACCAGTTGTAACCATACCACTTGGCATCGGATTTCCGTTTAGTGCTTCACCCAAAGATAAAGCACGTTCGTAAAAGACAGTTGACCTTCTCTCTAAATAATAACGAAAACGATAAATAGCATCAACCCAATGATTTTTATTTAAAAGAGCTAAACCGACTTCGATACCCATTAAAGTGTACAAAGTGTAATCTACATAAGGTATGTCTCCAATAAGGTTATGTACGAGCGAGCCACAAATTACCAGCAATGCTAAAACTATAAGAGCTTGTAAGTCTAATAAACGAGCCACAAATCTACACATTTCAACAAACGGTGAAAGGAAATAACGTAAGGCATTTAAAGTATAAAATACAAAAGCCTGAATTGAACTTAAAGGTTTAACTTTCGTTTTATAAACTTCAGCTAAATTAAACCCAGAGCTACCGTCAGATACATAAAACCTAAGTCTCTGCTTAAACTCCCCTTGGGGTAAATCAAAAGAAATCAATGAACCAAAGAGACCGAAAGAGCTATAATTCGAAGCGTAATAATAACGATCATCATAGTCCAAAAAGTAAGTAGGTTGAACTACGTTAGGGAAGAAAACGTCACTTTGAGGTTTAGAGCCTCTGTAATAACGATCCTTTAAAGAAACCTCAGTCGAAACTCGACTTAGTGTGTACTGTTGTGAATTATCCATGATAATTCCTCCTTAATTTAAAAATGTTATTTTTAAACTAAGGTTTAGTGTAAATAGAATAAAATAGAATAGAATAAACCAAACTTAGTTTAGGCAGACCTACAACCACCTTTGGGTATAGACCTAGTAAGCTAAGTTTACTTACCAAAAGAACCTCAACCGAAGTTGAAGTTCTCTATTGAGGGAAATATAAACCGAACGGAGTGATATTCCCCAACGCTCGTTAGAACTAATTACTCATTATTAATATTCTAGCAAAAATTCGATTGTTTGTCAAGAGAAACCTATCGAATTTCTCTCACTTCAAGCGCCAAATTCCGATTCCAATCGAAAATTCTCTGTGCTTGTCCTTCTGCACTAGACTTCATCTTCCAAAATCGAATAGAGTGTAAGTCACGTGTAAACTCAATATCATAGCTTTTAGTTTTACGATTGAAAGCTACATAAGACACATATAAATCATTACTTGGATTATATAAAGCGAAATTGTGCATAGGGATACCCTCCGAATTTTTAATTAGCACCAAAACGAAAAACATGATTTTCGTAGGTTTGAAGTTCTAATCTATCGTTGTAGTTATCTTTCAAGATATAACCGTCAAATTTAATAGCTTTATCCAAAAACTCTTTCAATTCAGACTTCTTCTTCACATAGATTGTGTATCTAGGAGAAATAGCAAAACCGACTCCTATTTGCCCAGTAATTGCGAACTTACGACCGTCATCCAAAATCACAAATTGGACGAAATCATAACCATAAGAAGTTTCAAAACGAAATTGAATGTTGTTCATATATTTACCTACTTTCTAAGACTTAATCCCAAGGCATTGTTGAATTGAAAGCTCTCAGTTCATCATAAAAGCGAGAACCGTCAACTTCCTGAAACCCATAGTTGAGTAAGTCATTTACGACCCACTTCAAGTCAGACTTCTTAGCTACTCCAATCTCAGACAAAGGTGACAAAGGAGCGCCCATACCGTAAGTGCTACCTGTAATTACCAATTTGCGACCGTCTGGGAGAATGACCGCTTGGATGTAATCATCTTTATACTTTAATCTAATTCCTCTTGTTGTCATTTGTTTTCCTACTTTCTAATCTTCAAATAATTCAGCATAACCCAATAAAATTTCCCAATTAGGAACAACATGCATAGGTTGATACCCCTCAATCTCTACAAGCCTATTTTGAGCATAAACTAAGTCACTCGCACGTTTTAACTCCACTTCAGCAACTGTAGCTATAGGACAACCTTCCAAAGTGTTCCCATAAACCAAAACTTTCTCACCACTTGGTAAAATCACTGGTTGAATATAGTCATAACCACAATCTCTCTTTTTATATAGGAGACGAACCCCTCTTGAACCTTTAAACATTAGAAACCACCATTCTATCTAGTTTTCCCAATAAACAAAACTTCTCAAATTAAGATACAACGCATCTCTAAAAGCCACTACGCGGCTTTGACTTGAGATACCGAGAATTAAATCGACCAAACTTGTTTTGACTCCGCTCAAAGGTATATCTACTTTTCGGCTCGTTTTAGTTTTGTCTACATAGTACAGATGCACCCAAGGAGCATTTTCTTTAATGTAAACTTGAATTACAAAAGATTGAAGTGCTAAAGTATCGAATGTAATCAAATCTATATACAAAGTATTTTCACTCTGTGAAGTACGATACGTTAAACCCAATCAAGCTGAACCTTTTACATTCCTTAGAATATCATCAGGTAAACCATGTTTCGCCATAGATTGACAAACCGTAACCAATTCTTCTAACAGAGCTTGTCTTTCTTTATTTTTAAATAATTGTTCCATGCTAAATACCTTTCTAACAATAATCTTGAACTGCCGTCATCCCCAACCAATACGCTAAAACTTGGTCTTTCTTACGAATGTAAGGAACCAACTGTTTTGTGAACATAGTTGGGTTTTGTTGTAAATCAGCCCAATCACAACGCAAACTAAGAGACTTGCCAAACCAAATTTCCCCAGTTTCCTTAAACGGACGACTTGCAAGCTCTACTACTTGTCTGCTACCGCCAAACTTATCAATCTTGATGTTGTGGTAGTCAATACCGTTAGTGTCTTGCAAGGTAAAGGAAATTGTTCCTTTAGAACAACCGACCCAAATGAGGTATTCTCCTCCGCGCGGAGAGGGGATACCGGTGGGAAATTTACCCATAGGATAAGAAGACTGACCATCTAAATATTTCAATAAGAAATTTAGCTTTTCTACTACCAACTCTTCGAGTTGGTCTCTTTTTAGTCCTTTGTATTTGCTCATAATGTACCTACTCCCTACCTACTGTTGCTACAAAAAACTCTTCGCTCCACATAAATTGGTTCAATCCTAAATTGAAACGTGCAACTTGTTCAAGGGTCGGTATATGATTTACCAACTCTGCTAGTATTTGAGCAAGTTGGGAAGAAGTCAATTCAGAAACGAAAATTTCGGTAGATACTCCCCCTGTACATTTACCTTTAACTTGAGTATTAAACCCTTTAAAGAATAATCTACCTTCTGCTCGATTTACACGAATTTCAAGCTCATGAATTAAGTCTGATTTAACCTTCGTTTCTGAATTGTATTTCAACAACTGCAAGTGGAGGTGTTGTTTTGATAGTTCAACAGAACAACTGTACTTAAAAGAAACTTCAACGACCTTTTGGCAAGACTCAAAGTCTTTATCAGCAAATAACAACTCACAAGCATTCATCAAATACCGCCAAAGCACTTCTCTTTGAGGATGTTTAATTTTATTCATATCGTATTTCCTCAACTATATCAAAACCTAAACCTGAGTAACGTACACCTAAGTTTAAACACTCTACTTGTTTAAGTGTAGCTACATTTTCAACCAGAGAAGTTAAAATATGGTTTAAATCATAATCAAGTAAGTTGGGGAGATAATACTCACTTGAAACACGATTTCGTTTTCCCGTTTTAGGATTACATGAAACACTTTCAAAAGCACCTCTATCCAATTCTTTGTCGAAATAAATCAGTATTTCATGAATCAAGTCGGTGTCTAAGTTTGTCTCAATCGTGTTTTTCAAAAGTCTCAATCTAAACACAGAATCTTTTAGTAGAATTTGAGTTTTGTACCGTGGTGAGACTTGGGATACCAAACTTGTAGGTTGAATTTCAGCACCACCTACAAGTAGCTTAAATCCTTGATATAAATAGTACCAAAGTTCTGTTGTCTGTTTGTTTGCTAGTCTTATCATATTACTTATACCTCTTCCCTTTTAACAATACTCTTGAACAAGCCTTAAACCTAATACGAAAGCCAAAACTTGGTTTTTCTTTCTAACCCTAGACACTAACTTTTCTGCTCTTGAAACTCGAACACCCATAATGTCAACCTCATTTTATTTAATCAACTAACTAAACAGTTACATAAACTTCATGTACTGCAAACCTTCTAAGTAAGCTAAAACCTGCTCATCAGTTAAAGAGTTAACTATTTCTACAATATCAGAACGACTAAACTCTTTCGTATAGTTTATGGATGTAACATCTACAACACTAGAACTTCTCCCACCTACATCATACTTAAACGCTTTAAAACTATACAACAAATCCCCAGTTTCAATCATTTGTAAACCAATAATTAAACTACAATGTTGTTTCCAACGTTTACGCGTGTATAGAGTAAAAGAAATAGATAAATTTGTATAATTCTCAGTGATACCCCATCCAAAAGTTAAACGATCATTTACCTCAACCATAGGAGGAACTTCCGGAAACACAGTCGATTGAATGTGTAAACCTCTAATCATATTATCCAAAACTTCTACTAATTGTGTTCTATCTTTATAAGACATATTTTAAACCTCATTTACTTAAATCGTGACCTTTATCTTATTCAAACCTTAAATCAGGAAGTTTCTTAACTTTATTCAAAAACTCTGGTAAACCTAAATAAAACACGTTTAAAACTGCATTAGATTGGATACCCTCGGTAATGAGTCTAGGTGCAAATAAAGCTGAAATATCACTAGACATAGAACCTACTCTTTCCCACTCTTTAGGTTTTCCTCTAAAGAAAGGACTACTATAACCAAAATAAGTATCTGAGTTAGCTGAAGGTTCAATAGCTAACCAAATGCGATGTTGAATAAGATTAGAAGTGTTACTTACAACTTCAACACTTATCTCCCCAGACTCATTGTTTCCTTTATGTGGCTCAGTAAGTATAACGTTTAATGAATGTGTAGAAGTTACATTCAATACAAGTTCATACTGGGGAGAACCAATATAGTTTCTTTTAAACTCAAAATTCCGCAGTTTACGAACATAAACAGCCAACTTCTCTAAACTCCTAATACATACTTCTTGTTTCTCTTGTTTTGCTACCATAAACAATACCTCTCAATCACTAAAATTCTTCTCTAATTCCATTAAATTACTTGCTCTTTCCAAACAAACAACTAAAGGAGTCAGTAAATTATCTCGTTTGCAACTTGTTACGACCATCTCTTGAATATAAGTCTCAAATGGAATTTGAGTTGTAAAACTCACTTTTAAATCTTCTAAAACTTGACCTCTACTATAAGGTAAACTTGTGAAGGCACAATAACTAATTGGATTCTCTGGAGTCTCTAAACTATGAGTAACTTCAAAGCGATGTAAAGAAGCACCAGTTGAAGTTATTAAAGTGATACCGAAAGTTATTGCGGTTTCAGTTCTACTGAACTCTATCAAACCGTTATAGTTTTCAAACTCTTTTAGCTTGAATGGTATTTCAAAGGGTTTTCTTTTTTGAAAACTTAGAGAAAGTTGAAAATACAACCGCAGTAATCTGTCAGCTATTCTAGCTAGTTTTTCTTCTTTGGATTGTCTTTTAATCAAACTATAAACCTCACATTTCCTTCAAACTTGGGTATAATTCATGTAGATACCGCAAAAGGGTTTTCTCCAAGTAGTTGTACTTCATAAAATCCAACAAACCAACTAAGTCTTCAAGTCTTCCATTCGAAGAAACTTCAAAGTGGTTGACCTCAATAATCTCACCACTTGAATCGTAACGATTTGCTTCTACATAAACAATATAAGGTTCAGTTGGTGCAGTTAAAACATCTAAGTAATTTGTAACAACCAACTGGAAAGTCATCCGTTTACTTCGATTGTAAAAACGTAAATGGAGAGTAGGATTCATTCTAACTGGGTCATTATAAATAGAACCAATTATCTTACCGTCACCAGTTAACTTCATTTTTGGTAAATGTTTATTCAAAACCTTACTACTTAGAAAGTCTTGAATAAGCGTGTCCAAACCCAATCTCAAATGGCAAAATTCTTTATCTGCTAACATTTTTAATCCTTTCTATAGTCAAGTCCATAACAACTAAACAAATATTTCAATAACTCTGGTAAACCTTGATTTAAAATTTCACAAACCTTATCAACGCATGAAACATTTAACTTGTGATCTCTTTTAAGTAAATATAGTGTACCACAAATAGGTCTTTAATGCAAGAATTTATCATGAGAAATTTTTAAAAAGTTTACAATTCGTGATAAGCATTTTAAAGGCTCTAATTACCTCTGTACGCTCATTCAATTTTGTGTTAGATAAATTTATACCTCAAGGTTATAAAAACCCTATAGAGAACGAATAGAACCCCTTAAATGCAAAAAGAGAGTGTTTACCACTCTCTCAATTTAATCTCATAGACTAGATTGTACATCCGGTAAGTTTTGAGGATACCCTATAATCTCCCCTACTCTTAGATTTGCAACTGCCTCATGACCTTCAACCAAAGCTTTACTTTTTTGGTATTGCTTAATCTTTTTTGCATTTGTATACCTTGTTCCAAAATACAACTCGATGTAATCTAACAAAGAAAGAAAAACCACTCGCAAACTTTGAGCATCTAACCCACTAGAAACAATAGCATTTGTGAAAATAGACATCGATTGTTGATATCCTACTGGAAGTACAACACCATCTTCTAAATCTGGTTGCACTAAATTAAACAACACGTCCACTAAACGAACCTTAACTCCAGAAGCTAACTCAACTCTCTTCCATAACAATTTAGTTGGAACTAAACTATCAAATACATCTAACAGTTCATTTCGATTATACTGAAGTCGCTTCTGTTGAAGCACCTCTGCACTCAAGCTCCCTTGTGCTAATAACTGAAAATCTCGTTTTAAAGTCAAAATGAATACCTATTCTGTACTTTCTATCTTATTTCTAAATTTAATCGTCTAAACTGTTCCAAACCTCTTTAAATAATACTTCTAAACAAGGAACTGCAATCGAATTCCCTGCTTGTTTATAAAGTTGCAAATCAGATAAACCAACCGCTTTTACTTTTTGATAGTCTTCATATGAAAATCCCATGAATTTCCAACATTCGCCGGGAGTCAGATACCGCATGGAATAGAAACCATTCAAAGGTTTCTGTTCTTCTGTCTGATTATCAGACAACATCAAAGCTAAATTAAACAAGCCTTGAGGTTTGTTTGCAATCTTCTCAGACAACCACAATACATTTGAGTCTTTTGCTAACTGTTCTCGTGTAGAAGACAAACCTCGCTCATATTCCACAAATGGACGAGCTAGAGGGTCACTTGCATCTGAAGGGTACAATTTAGACGGAACTTCACAACCTATACCCTCAACTACGGTTTTAGGGTACTTATAGTCCGAAGCTAACATGCAGCTTGCTTTTCCTGTCGGAAAAAGGCACTGAGTTCGCATTCCAATCGACTCTTTAATGTTTGAAGGGTCTATGTCTTCCAAACCTTGCTCTTTCAATTTGTCGATTTTGTAATCAACTGGAACGTTAAAGCGACCAAGGTAATGCACGATACCCTTATCTCTTAACTCATAAGTAAAGCGGTCAATGTTATACTGCTTGTGCCACTTCTTTGTATCTAATTCACTACCTAACAAGGGAGCCATAGTTGAACCATCATCAAAACCGTTCGGAAAACGATACGGTTTGTGTTTCCCTAAAATAGAAACTACGAAAATACGTTCTCTGTTCTGAGGGAGTCCAAAGTCTTTTGCATTAAGGACTCCGTAGTAATTCGTGTAGCCTAAACCTCTTAAAAATGAGAGCTAAGAGTGAAACCCGTCTCGAAACTTAGCACTGTTTAGAGCCTTTACATTCTCTAGTAACAAAGCCTTTGGTTTCTTACCCTCAATCAATCGCTGACACTCCCACAAAAGGGATGAGGACGTACCTGAACCCTTCTCAAACCCACGTTGTTTTCCTGCAGAACTCAAGTCCGTACAAGGAAAAGAATATGTAAACAAGTCAAAGTCAGGTAAGTCCTCAGGTTGTAACTTTGAAATATCTCCAAAATTCTTAGTCTCTCCGTGAATAGCTTCGTAGGACTGATGAGCGAATTTGTCGATTTCGGATACCCTTGCAACCTCATAATCAATACCTAAGTTCCTCAAAGCCATGTGTTGACTACCAACCCCAGCAAAGGCTTCAAACACTTTTAAATGCACCATACAATCAACTTAACTCCTTTGTGAACATTCCACGAACCCCATCAAATCGACTACCAATATTAGGATATACTGCTACAAGGACTGTATTCTCTTTCAATTCATCAATAGGAAAACCTTTATCTCGTAACTTATCATAAGTACCAAAAGCTACTCGATCTACAACCGTAAAATCAAAACCTTCTTCGTCACCCTCCATAGGAGAGAAAATCAAAGTGTACTTCATCAATCAATCCCCTCTCTAAATGTGGATTTGGAACTTGAGAGCTTCAACATTGAGTAAAGCTAAATCCAACGGTGGAATGACATAATCAGCACCATATTCTAAAGGCTCTAACAGACGATACGGTTTTCTTCGGAGTTTTGGATCGCGCATCTCCAAGAAAGCTCCATTTAAGTTCATAGCTCTATATCTATCCTTAAACTGCTCTCCTTCTTCCTCAGTCAAACCATGTTTCATCAAAACTGAAACCATCTGTTCAACCTTTTCAGTCGGTTCTTCAATCTTTACAAACCAATCTTTTGCTATAAACAAAGGAGACAAACCCTCAGTTGAAAAAGGTACTTCTGCTAGATTAGGTAAAGTGTATCTATCCACTTGGCGCTTGTACGGAAGTGTTGGATACCGCTTGCCTGTTGGTTTGTACTCATAGAAAACCTCACAAGGTTCATAGCGGAACTCCTTGAAGTTCTCTTCCTCTGCTACTTTTTGTAGTAAATCAACCAAGCGTTTTGGCTTTCTATAAAAACCTTTCATACAAGGAATTTTATCAGAACTATCTCCACGGATAATCTTAGTCGCTAACAAAGTGTTGTAGTCAGCGAATCCACCTAACTTCTTAACAGAAGACTTACGCTCTAACATACGCTTGTAAGTGCGAGGAGTGATTTGTTCGTAGTTGTTGAGTTCGGGATACCCTTGTTCTGCGTAGGTTTGGGTTGCTGGGTACATATAAACAGACACCTGCTCATCTACTAAAGGAACCATATCCAAATCTCCGGTCAATACACAGATTGGGTTATTTGGGTACTGAAGTTTAGCAACTCTTACTGCTTCTGCAATCAAGTCATCGGCTTCGTAGTTGTCTTTCTTTAAAACACATACCCCTATCTTTTTAAGGAGTCGCAAACACAAGTCTGCAGAGTTCCACCAATCTGGTGCTAACTTCGGACGACCTGATTTATAAGTTCCACCTTTACCCTCACGTTTCAATAAATCTTTCATATACTCTTTGCGAGACCAAATCTTAGAGTCAGCACAAACCACCATAGGGTTATATCCTGCTCCTGAAAGTCGGTTCGCAAAGAATTTCAACATAGCAGACAATACCGTAGTATCTACTACAACTGTTTCTGTATAAGCAGACCCCATAGAGTCTAATCTCTCAACTTCTACCTCCGCAGACAAAGTGACACCTTTGGCACGCATTCCTTGGAAATACTTATGTACTAAGTGGTTAAAATCAACCACCCAGACGATTTTTGACATATCTAAGTTATTCATCTTATTTTTCTTTCTAATCGTTTTCTAAACTGTTGAACTTTTCCTGTTCAGTAAGGAACATTATAACATAAAAAGCGAGAATTTTCAAGTCGGATACCACTAAAAGAAAAGGAGCAACCGCTCCTTATGTAATCTAATCTTTCAAATCCAATAAGTTAGTCGCAACTCCTACATAGTAAGAAAACTCAGACAATAAACCGATATTCTCCATACCCTCAAATAACCCTTTCACAATTAAATCTACCGCTTGCTCTGGGAAGTTATTTGCTAACCTTAAATAATCATCAAAGGTAGCATGAGGGTTGTTTAAGTCAAGGGTATCTTTTGCGATACCCCTAAAGTAATTTTCTACAGAAATGTAGCAATAACCTTGAGGTTGGTGTTGCATGAGAATGCTTGCAAAGGCACAGTCGCTACCTCTTCTCCATAAATGGAAAGTCAACTCATCTGGTCGGATATAAAGGTTAAATTTATCGTTAACATCTCTTTTGAAAGGTCGAGAGGGGTTGTAGTTCTCAACCCAATTAGAATAAACTTTCTCTGTCGCCATAATGATAATCGCTAGTTGCGTTCTGTTGTCTAGTGTTTGGAACATCTTTCTCTCCTTTATTTCACATAACCTAAACTTGTGTATGCAGACCAAAGACCAACTTTTGTAATCAAGGACTCAAATTCCTTGACGAAATCTAACATATCCTCTCCGGGAAGTAAACCTGATAGGTGATCAGCATCTTCATAGAACATACCATAATCTGTAAATCTACCTAAAGAACCTTTATCGTTAGTTAAATTATAACTATATTTGTCTCTTTCACCTACTGTTTTATACATATTGAAAGTGTAGAATTGACCTGACTCAGTTGAAACTTGATAACACAAACCACTAGCAGTTATATCCAAACTTCCGTTTGAAGTTTCTACGGAGTAAGATTTATCAACTAACACAGAGTGTAATAAAAGAGTTTTATAGAAATCAGAAATGCGGAGAAACGTTGTTCTCAGTTCTTTTCTTGCATCTACTTTTGTGGCATGTTGTCGTTTTGCTAACTGTTTAGCAGTAGGAAGAAATTGCAAAGAAGTCGATAAGAAATGGTTAAAAGTTTGAAACCATGTGTTATCTTCGCTAAAAATAAGCAATAAATTATTTACAAATGGAGCTAAATAGTCAGACGATAAATCTGAAGCTAATTTCTCAAAATCGCTATGAGCTGTGAAGATACCGTGTGTAACTTCATTAAATTGAGGGTTGTTTCTAACGTAAGGAGTAACTGCAAATGCTAATTTGTTATCTTTATTGAACGTGAAACTAAATGTGTACCATGTCAAGTAATTTTGTCTGAGAACATTTACAAAGCAACCTTGATTATCAATGTTCAAAATCATTGTATCAGCGTTAAATTCAGTGGTAGCTGGTCCGTTTAGTTCTTTTCTTAATTTCTCCCAAGTATCAACCAAAGCAGTTGCTACTAGAGCAAAGCGTTGTTCTTTTGTGTACGGTTTTAAGTTTATCATTTAACACCCCCATTAAAATCAGTCCAATATACAACTTGATTAAACTCTTTGTTCAACCGATTTAATTCATCTTGTAAAATTAGTTGCAACTCAAATAAAGATTCATAGAAACTTAATCGTTGCGAATTGCTTATAGGATAATAAAACTGTCTGACAAATTCATGCCAATTAGAGTTGTACTCATCCAGTGAAGACTCCTTAAACTCAAACTCAACCTTACTATTACGATAAGAACGAAAAGCAGCGGAGAAAAGCAAACCTGCCGATACCCCGTGGCTTATTTTAGAGTGTCTAGTAATAGCAAGAGTTGTACTTGGTAAACCACTAGGTCTATATGTTGCTAACGTAAATTCTTTAGAGTTTATAGTATAGGAAAATGTGGAACTCTCTGAGCTAAATTCAAAGTTTTGAAAGGGAATTAAATCAATCCAAGTATTTACAACCAATTTTAATAGGTGGTACAAATCAATTAACTCAAGTTGTTTAGTTGCCATGTGAAATCCTTTCTCTAAATTCTGCTTCAAATTCTGCGCTGCGTTCCACTTCTTTATCCAACTTTGTAAGAATATCTCTTAAAGTCATCTCTAGTGTGAAACGTTGAGACTCGTTTAAAGGAGCTAAAATCTCAGCAACATACGGATACCACATAGAAGAGTCCGTACCTAAACTACCACGACAAAACTCCAACAACAGTTTTCCTCTACCAAAGAAAGCTACCTTAGACTTAATGTCAAAATCAGCAACTCCATTGACCCAATACTCATAAGAAGGACTAGGAGAGTTTACCATAAACGAAATGTTCACACTTGGATAATGATTACCTCGAAAGGTAGTAACACTGAAAGTAGTCTTATTGATATAAACTTCATAAGAAGGAGTTTCATTCTCAATATTGAACGAAATAAATCTGCGACCCTCTAACCAACGATACAAAACTTTCTGAAATAAACTGTTTAATTTAACTACTTCTACTTCTGACTGAACCATACACTACCTCTTCTCTAATACAAATCAATTCCTGAACGATTGTATACAGACCATAAACCACAAGCAGTTAAACAGTCTTCCAATCCCCCTAAAAATCGGAGAGCTAAATTACCTGTTAAGCTACTCGCTAAAAGATTTGCGTATTCATAGAATACTGAAACATCTTGGAACTCAATAGGTTTAGATAAGTTAGAGTTCCAATGGGTGAAATCATAGTTGTCTGAGTCTGTTGGCACAACTCGAAAACCTAAGAACAAATTGTGGTTAGCATCAAACAACTCTAAAGTTAATTCACGGTCAGATAAAATTAAACCATATTTGGTATCAGTTCCATGAACTAATCCACCTTTATTATACTGTTGAAATGCTTTAAACATATCAGAAAGGCGCATAAAGGCATGTCGCACCTCACGTTGTAAGGAATCACCTTGTGGAGTACGTTTACGGACACCTTGAACTTTAGGAGTCTCTGATACCAAATGAGTAAGGATACCCTTAAAAGTTTCTTGCCAAACAGTGTGTTCACTTAGCGTTTGTGGAAGAGCTTTAATGAGTTCATTTAGTTCCAATTCAGTTAAGGTAGTTGCTGCTCTTTCGCAGTCGCTCATGCTCTTAATGTAGTGAACTTCTTTGTGTTTGTTTGACTTAGAACCACGTTTGTAAGTTGTAAGAACCAAAGTAATGAAACCTTGAGAATCTCTCGTAATAAAATACTGACATAAAGGTTTATTCCCTCTATCTCTCCAAAGAATTAAATTAAATCCATATCCATCTACTACAACATCAGTATTCTCTAAAGTTGACTTGTTATAAAGCAAATCAACTTCAAACTTCTCCCAAGTCTTTTTCGTAGCTAAAGTCAACAGACCGAATTTTTGTTGTTTTGTATAACCTCTTAGATTTATCATAATTTAAACCTCACTTAATATTAGCTACAATCTGGTCAACTTCTTCAAGTATACCGTAATCAGCTAAACAAACTTTTAAAATATCTAAGGTGGACTTAGAATAATTCAATGCAAAGTTCTCCTCTAAAATCTGCTCAAAACTTCTTAAATCCGTAATAGGTACAATCTTAATCTGAGAGCGATCTCTTTCATCATTCCGATAAGTAGAAATAGAAACAATAGAAGAAGCAACTACCTCAGAATACCCAAAGGAAATCTCTTTGTACTTAAGGTTATCTTTATAAACTAAAAGTGCAAACAACCCATCATAAAAGACAAATTCACATGGTAAAGCAACCTCAGAAGTAGCGTAACTTCTCGGAAGAAGTGTTTTTCCATAATGCCCTTTATCTCCGTGCCACAACAAATAGGTTGCGTACAAATATTTAGCTAATTCAGTACGAACTGTTTTACTCATCATTTTACCTCACTCAATTCTAATCTTTAAATCCAACTATTCAAAAGCGCATATCGGTGCTGATACCCCTGAAACTGGGACTCCAAACCAATCAACGTAAAGAAGAAAGGTAAAGACCGTAAAATAGGTACATACGCTGGTTGCGGAACAGTATCTAATAAAACTCTAAAATCTTCTACAGAGAAAGCAACCCCCTCAAGTGCTTTTGTGTCCATTAACTTACCATGAGAATAATTTTGAACCATTAAAGTTAGCTCTAAACCATTGTCTGCTACTGTAAAATACAAAGACACAAATGGACGTCCTGATTGTCTTAAGACTGTGTAACTAAAGGTATTTGAAGTACAGAACCATTCCACTCCATCTTGTTTTAAACCCTCTGCGCTAATACTTGGTAAGTACCTACTATTTTCAAACCAAATTTGAAAAGCAGAGCGCATAGCTAATAAAACTTGCAAATCCTCTGGTAATTCGTTGACATATTGTGCAATCATAAAATTCTTCTCCTCAAATCTTGTTAAATATAGTATAGCAAATAGAGAGAATAATTGCAAGTAATAAAGTGAAAAATAAGAAAAAGTTCCAACCTGTCTTTGATTGGAACTGTGAAATAGAGGATACCGTTAGAAAAAAAAAAAGAAAAAAGGCACATTTAGACCATTAAGTACCTTCTTTTCTCGAATTATAAGTGTACAAGCTATTGCAAGTACATGGGGAAGTCAGTCTTTTTCAACTGTAATCGTGAACTTTCGACCGTTCATATCAAGAGGTAAGACCGCTCCTTCTTTATTCTTATCGCTTACCAAGTCCAAGAGGATTTCTAAGACTCCTTTTCCAATTAGAAGTTGGGTTTCCAAAACATTTGAATCTGTATTTTCCATAGGTTTACGCTTCTTCTTCTTCGTCTTTGCTACCTAGCAAACGCTCTGCGCTTGCAAAATGAAGGTCAAGCAAGTTACGGACATCTTCGTTGTCTTCAACCAAGGCAAGCATGCTTTCATCATCTTTTGGCAATTTCTCAACGATTTGACCAATATAAGACATAACGGTGTTTTTCACAAGGTCATCTGCGTTCAAGCCTAATTTTTCAAAGGTTTCTTTAGTACCAAGGATACGAGTTATAGCAGTTACCATAGTATCGAGGGTCACATAAACCGAGTCACTACGAATGTGAGACTCACGAATAGAGATAAAACCTACCTTATCTTCTTGCTCAAAAGTTGCTAAAGAGACAAAAGACATTGGTTCTAGTGTTTCGGCTCCACGGTCTTCCCAAAATTGTTTGTGTTCTTTTAAATCCATAGCTGGACTAGTTTTTGTCATAAGTTTCTAACTCCTTAATTTTTAAGTTTATTTAATTATACCACAAATAAGTAAATAAGTCAACAAGAAAAGCCACTTTCGTGGCTTCTCTTACATTGTTAAATTGTGAGTTCGTTTTCTTTTTCGGTCTAGCAAGCACCACCAAGCATCCTTGACCGAGTTGAAGTCTTTTACTTACTTCTTAAATAATATAGCACAAAAGAGCTAATTTGTCAAGAGAATACCCTATGTGAGTTCATCTTCATCAGCTACGAAAATAAAAGACGAAAAGTGATTACTTACAAAATCTTCCATCTCTGGGTGAGTTTCTAACAAGTTATTTAAGTCATCAACCTCACCTGACTCAATGTTCAAAGCAGTATTGATACGATTAAATAAGTAATCAACCGCCTCAGAAGCTAAATCTTGAGTGTTAAGTCCAAACTTACCTAAATTATTGCCCTCATCCATAGCAGTTAAAATAGTATCAAGTGCACCTAACATAAGCGAGTAGTACAGATGATTTGAACAAGTCAGTAAACTTTCTCCATGTGATTCTTCCTCATCTGTATCTTCAACAGAAGCGACCGTGAGGATACCGGTAACTGGTTTTTCATCTTTTAGCAAACCCTGAGTAAATTCAAGTTGTTCGTTCAATAACTTCTGAACCTTGCTTTTTGTGAAAATATTAAAGAGAGGTTTATCTTTACTTTCTTCAACATGTTGATTGTAGGGAACATTATTTTTGGACATAAAATATCTCCTTTAGTTTAATTTTATAAAGTTATTTTATCATAAAATGGGCGAAAAGTCAAAAAAAAAACGCACCGAAGTGCGTTTCTATCTAGTTTAAAAGGAATTTCTAAAGAAAAACCAAGCAATAAAGATAATAATGAGACAAATTAAAGCCCCTTTTGTATGGTCTTGCAGAGAAAACCACCATCGTTTGAAAAATCGAATCATGTGAAAGATACCCCTCTTTCCAAACTAACTACTTAATTCCAACCACTATCCGATTGAAACCAATCTTCATCTACTTCAACTTCGCTCACTACTAATTTCTCCTCTTGTTCTTCTTTCTTTAGGTATTCACTTCTGCGAACCCATAAGAAGTAACAAAAACCACAAATGAGTGCAAAACAGACTAAAGTTAAGACCCACAAGAGAATTTCATTACTAGTGTAGTGGAACCAAAATTGCATAATGGTTCCTAACAACACCAAAATGAGCTTATAAAGAGTAAATAGCAAAGCTAAAGATACCGCTAGACCAATTAAACCAAAGACAAACAACCGAGTCTTTCTGTGAGTCTTAAAGTAAGACACCAAACGCTTTAAAAACGGTTCTTTTGGTTGTTTGACTTGTTGATTATCGGATACCGAAAGAGACTTAGGTTTAGAGGTTTTCTGTTTACGTTTAAACATAGACTAGTCCTCCAACTCAGCTTTCTTACGAGCTTCAAGCTCTTCTTTCGCCAAGCGCTCAAGGGCTTTTTGGTCTGCTTGGGCTTTGTTCTCTACAAGTTTCTTCGTATTACGTTCCATCTTACGTCCATACTGGTCGTAAATTTCATCCCCTAAAGCATTGATATAAACTGCTTCAAACTTGTGGTTGAAGCTTTTGCCCCACATCAAGTTCAAGGTCTTTGTCTCTTTGGTATTGAACCAATCGACCATCTCTGCAGTTCCACGTGCTGCAATCTTAGCACGTTCTTGGAGACCATACATGTTCCCTGTTCGGTTAATTAAATTCTGCTCTGGGTCTGCTAAAGTAAACTCAGAATCAACCTCAATTTCTTTATCAGACAAGTTTTCTACTTGGAAGTGGACTGTACCTAGTACCAAATCAGAAACATTCGTAAAACCTTTATTCTTGTCGTTAAAGGTTTGAACATCTTTAATAGCTTCATCACCCACTAACACCTTCGTTACAGTTACTCGAACATCTTGGTAGTTACCTGATGTGTCTTGCATTTTAGTAACAAATGGAGTGCCTAAAGTAACTGGATCATCATATTTTCCTGAACCAATATGAACATTGGTACTTTTCGCATCGCTTTCTTTACTTGCAATGTATGTTGACCCTACCCAACCGTAAGATACGACTTTATCAAGGTTCTTCTCACCATTTGCATAAGTGTAAGGACTAGGCTCAACTTTTTTCAGCTCAAGCCATGAGGATACCGCACTATCATAGGTTGGATTATCCAACTTATCAAAAGTATTAGGGTTTTCAACATTTACTTGTTCTGTCCCCTTATCTGTTTTCTTGGTTTGTTTAACTTCACGCGCTTTCAGCCGTTAGTCAAAAGTGCGAAAAATCAGAAACTGAATAACACAATTAACTTTCCCATCTTGAGCCAAATTTTGCCAAAGCTACTCTTTGTTTGATATACTCATACTTTTCAGGGCGTGTATATTATAGTGGTTCGGCTTTACGGCTGACCTACCACTGAAACTAATGACCTTTAGTTTTCAAAGGCAATAAAACAATTTAATTAAGCTAATACATATCTGTCTGTTCTTGCAATATTTATCGAAGCATTGAAATCTCTATCTATCTTCTCTTGGCAGTTAGCACAACGATACACTCTTTGACTGAGTTTTAAATCCTTTTTGTAACTACCGCAGTTTGAACAAGTCTTACTAGATGGATAAAACCTATCTACTAACCTAACTGCTATATGGCGTTCTTTCGCCTTTCTAATAAGATGTTCTCTGATAGTGTAAAAAGAACAATTCGCAATATCTTTTGCAAGATATTTGTTCTTCATCATTCCATTTACATTCAAGTCTTCGATTGCAATATATTGTGGTTGTTTCTTAACCAACTCTGAGACAAATTTACGAATATGATTGATACGGATATTCCTTAGTGAACGGTGTATCAATTTAATTTCTCTTTCTAACCTAATAATGTTCTTTGTTTTATTGTGTTTGTTGCATTTGTTAATAAGGTATTTGCGAGACACCTTACATTGTAATCGTTTCAATCGTTTTTCTAAGATACGAACTCTTCTGAAAGTCTTGATATTAGGTACAATAGTGCCATCAGAAACAGTCGCAAGAGTTTTAATTCCTAAATCAATTCCAATACCTTCTGTATACTCTGGTAAATCAGTAACTTGAACTTCAATCTCTACCATATATGACAAGTACCAATACTTCCCATCAAAGGAAATAGTAGCAACTTGTTTCTTACAAGATAAATCAAAATCTTCTCTAGCTGATCCAAACTTGACATCTCCGATAGTTGGTATCTGAAGTTTACCGTTATCTTTCAGATAAATTCGACTTGGGCGTTTCTTGTTAGGAAAAATATCACAACGAACATTGAAACTTGGTTGAATTTTATCAACACTTCTAAAGTTCAATCGCCCTTTGTTTTGTCTCTTAATTTTTACTAACTCTCTGACAAGAAAAGCATAGATAAATGACTGATTCCGTTGATAATACCAAGACCAAGTTTCACTATCTTCCTCATAGTTCTTAGCAACAACAATTTTAGCAAGGTTGAGATAATCTGACTGATTGAGATGATACACTTCTCTACCGTAAAATTTTGAGTAATAGGTTCTATTCCCATTTCTACTCAAAATCTCATCAAACTCACCTTTATTATTGCGCTTGTCAATATCTACTAAGAGGTTCCAAAAGTTGCGTGAGACCTTACTAAACCACCATGCTTTGTTTTCTTGTTCCTTGGTTAGTTTTAGTCTAAGCTTCTGACTTCTCATCATGGGCTAACTTCTCCAAAACAGCTTTGTTAATGTAAGACGACAAACTAATATCTAATTTCTCAGCCATAGCTTGCGCTCTTTCTTTATCCTTTGGATAGATTTTGAAAGCGGTATGTACCTTAACTCCCTTTTTAGATCTAGGTCTACCTGTCATATTGATTTTCTCCTTAATCATTTGATAAACCTATTGTATCATATTATGATTTTTAATGCAACAAATTTTTATCGTGTTATTCAATTTTCAATGTGCTTTTCGTACTCTTGACTGTTTCCATTAAGGCGCAACCCTTAATAGCTAGGTCTTTTCCTAGACACTTCCATTACAGAACGTGCGCAGACTATATGTCAATCTGAACTACTCTAACACAACTTTATTGAGTAGCCAGACCAAATATTTTTCTTCCGCCATCAGCTTGCGGCTTTACTCACTGATATACTATCAGCTTAGTGTTAATTCACTCTCCCATCAGGAGATAGTCGTTAGAGGTTATCCATATCTCAAATTTTCGAGACTTAGGATATTCCTACCGAAACTTACCCTTGTTACCGTTGACTTAGCACTAACGTTTTCTAGCAGTCACTATTTTATTTACTAGACACTAATTAGCTTTTATTTCAGCTTTACAATCGTTCACTTTTGTGTCAGCTACTAGACTGTATCAACATCCTGTTTCTTCTTTCTACTTTCGCTACCTTCACGCTTGAATTTTCACCCTACGTTGTGGCAAACAGGTTTTAAGGTATTTCCTCGGTTTAACTTTTGTAATGATACACACTCCTTACGGAATGTACAGGGCTTTCTATTTGTCATTGTTACATAAAACATAGAAAATACTGAATAATTTCATAAAGTTTCTATGTTTGTGTAAACTGTTAGTTTACCCCAGATAAGGGCGCAAGTTGTTGATATAAGTCGAAAGTTCTTTATCTCTTGCAGACCACTCAGAATGGGCTTTACTCTCACTCTTTTCTCCATAACTATCCTCAGTTACACCCACAAAGAAGTTTTGTGAAGTGTGCAATTTCTCTGCACTAAAGACCTCTTTATCTAATGTATTTGTGAACTCAGCAGTGAGCTTGTTATCTGAGGATACCGCTCCTGCAACCTCTGTAATTTTGTAAGGTTTTGGAATATCAGAACCTTGCATATATGAAGCTACATAAGCGTTCTTGTACTCTAACATATCCGCTAAATTCTGAGCGATGTACTTAGCGTAAGCATCTACTAAATCATCCTTGTAGGTATAAGAGTCTTTCTTCAAGTCTTTTGTTAAAGCCTTGATTTTATCGTGGTCTACATGTTTGATAACCCACCCAATGTACTCCCAGTTAGGAGACTTAATCGTAGCGTCAGAACCATTTAACTCAACGGTTACTGCCTTAGAAACCGCACCTACAAAGTCAGTTCGTGAGGTGTTGGTACTAACATAGGTAAGGTTTAAATCCCATAAGGAAATACCATTCGTTTCAGAAGTATCTGAAATTTCTGCTAGTGAAAACTGGGATACACCACTTGAAATCTTGTCTTGCAAGTCTTTCAAAGCATATTCTTTTGCTTTTTTCTCAATCGCTACCTTTTGATTGTGTTTGTAAACCAAAGTTGAACCTGCACCAATGATACCGAGAGTGGCAATCACACCTAAAGTTATCCACAACTTTTTATAGGACTTCTTAGGTGGTTCTTGTTGAGGGTTCTTAAAAGGAACACCACCACCTTGGTTAAAGTTAGAGTTAAAGCCACCACCTTGGAAACCACCTTGAGGGCTAGGTGCAGAACCAAACCCACCTTGATTGTTTGATTTTGGTTTTGAAGAACCATCGCCAAATAAATCAACTTGATCATTCATAGAATATCACCTCACTTTCTATTCCCCAAATCCACTCATAAGAGCTGAAGTGTCTACCAAAGGACTAATCTCAGAGGTCGGAAGTTCTTCCTCAACTGGGGATACCGCTGATGACTTCTTCTCAACTTGACTAACTTTCTTTTCATTTTTCTCTGCAACCTCATTTTGAGGCTCTGTCGCACCCTCTGGTGCATTTTCTAGCTCTTGGGGTATACTTGTATTCTCAATCGTCTCTACTGCAACCATCGGCTCTGTGGGAGCTTCTGAGAGGGGTTGCTCTACACCTTGATTTGTAGACTTATTGGACAAAATTTCATGAACCATGCTTGCTACTAAGTCTTTTAAGTCGTGAGGGTTGACCTCTTGAGCAAGTGCTTGAGAAGAACCTGTTTCAGTTGAGGATACCGCTTTAAGGTTTTCCTCTGAGGATTGTACAGTTGAACCCTTTTCAACCAACTCTAAACCTAAGTCATCCAACAAATCAAGCAAAGCCGATTTGACATCCACTTTAGGCATGTCAAGTCCACCAAAGTGCTTAATTTCAGCACTGCGAAGAGTTGTAACCCAATCTTCAAAAGGCATATCTAATTTTAAAGACAACCACTTCTCATACAAGTTCGCTTGAATAGTAGACTCTTGTAAACTATTATAAGCTACCGATTGGTCAGACAAACCAAGCAAAAATTGAGTTGTGGATACCCTATCTTGAAGTAAGGCACCTAACAACAAGGAAATATAACTGCTTAATTTCTTTTCTGTACGAAGGACATCAACTAAATTTGACTGCTCCTCAGTTAAACGTACAGACAACGTCATTCTTGAACTCAAATTGACACCTCCTCTACAGAACCTTCGTGTTGACGAACTACGCGAGACCATGAACGCTCACTCAATGGACTACCTGAACGCAAGACTTTAGCTTGTTTATCCAAGCGACTTAGAAACTCAAAAACACCTCTATTTGTCTCCAAACCTAAGTATAAGACAACTGGGCGATTTAGACGAGCTAAATCATCAAATTTCCGTTCCCAATCCACTTCTGATAAGACATTTACTGGTAATAAAGCATTTGGAGAAGTTAATAAGTCAAGACCATCAGCTACTCTCAATTTAATCTCATCATAAGGAGAGTAAAGAGAACGAATGTTTTGTTCCCCTAAAAGCCACTTAGCTACACGGTTGCGCTTAGTGATACGAACTAAAGTATCCATAATGCTCTCTGGGGACAAGTCAATCAAAAGAGTATTTTTCATGTTTACCAACAAATATTGGTAAGACGGAACTAAGTCCAAACTTGAAGCCGTCACATAAATTTCTACATTCCTTGGAACACTCAAAGGAGTTGTTGGAACTACCGCACTTTCTTTAAGCTGTGCCTTTAAGTCCTCATTTTCAACCTCTAACTTAGCAAACTCAATCTTCTTATTATCAAAGTCAGTCTCTACTAACTGCAAAGTCTCTTTAGTACGAGTGTGTGAATTACGCTCATTTTCAAGTTCTGCTTTAGTTAAGTCCAAATCCTCTTTCAAGTTTTGAAGTTGCTCTGAGGATACCCCTGAACCTTGATTTATGTTAGCAGTTTTCAAATCTCTACGCAAGCGCTCGTTGTCCGCCCGCAAGAATTGAACCTCGTCTTCAAGAGTGAGACCAAAACCGTCATCTACTGGAAGAGAAGGTTCTTCTTGAATTGGTTCTGCCAAGGGAGTTCCTTCTACTTGACTAAATCCACTAGAAGGCTCAACTGTTTCCATTTTGGAAACAACTGAAGTCGCCCCATATTGTGGAGTTAATGGAGATACCACTTGGGAATTTGGAGAATAAGTTGTGTTCTCCTCAGTTAGTTGAGCGTTTTGTGTTGGTGAAGTTGGGCTTGGAGTTGGAGGAGGTGCGACCTCCTCTTTCTTAGGCGGAGCCGTTAAAGACTCCCCTAATTCGCTTTCCAACAACAATACCAACTCATCCGCAGTTGTAATGACATGCGCTCTGTCTGGTCCAACTGCGTCACGTATTGTAGCATTCGCATCCAATTTAACCTTTTCATCAGCAGTTAAGAGAAACCCTGCCGTGCTAATTTTCTTAGCGTGACTTCTTGCTGATAAAGGCTGAAACTTTGAACCTCCTGAAACAAATCGAATATCCGTTCTATGCGCTCTGAGAAGTAAATTCTCAACTTCTGAAATAATTGACTTGCTCAGTTCAAAGTAGTAATAGTCAAAATCTGACATGTTTCTACCTCATCAAAATCAAATTCTATTTAGCTAACTCTATTAGACTTTTTGAGTCTTTTGTGCCAATGAAAAGGCAGTCATCAACCCTAAAATGTTCAAGTAACGTGGGCTTGTAAGGTCAAACGGGATACCCTCAATCTCTGGTTCTTCAAGATATTGTAAGTCTACCAAGTCCAAGGTTGGGAGTTCTAGTTGCAACTCAGACAAGAGCGCTTCAGAAATAGTGACTGTTGAACCATTTGGAACAACCCCACCCCCTACAAGCAAAAGACGGTCAAATGAAGAGACCTCTACTTCTGCTCCACGCAAGTAAGTAAATACTTCCTGTGCAATATCGGATGCAACCGAATAAATCGCTTGTTCGACATCTTCTCGAACTTTGTGAGTTGTTGAACCATAACGAACCTCACACGTTTTTAGCACATCTTTGAAACTTGCAATCGGAATGTCTAAACCAAGTCGTTTATTTACAGAAGCTCTCACCTTACTCAAAATCGTTGAACCACCAATCTTAATCGTGTGTTTTAGACCATCAAGCAGTCTTTGACTGGATACCCCAATCAAATCTGTAGTACCTTCTCCAAAATCGATAATCAGTACATTTCGAGAAGCTAAGTCTTCGTAGTGTGGACGAGGGTTCAAATCTCCATAACTCAAGAATACTGAGTAGAACGAAGAGTAACCTTCTGGGAGGACTTTAACTGACTTAACAGTTAAATTAAACTCAGCTCCATCATACAAATTCTTATAAGTGAAGGTGCGAACTAAGTTCTGTTCAAAAGTTTCACGTGCGGAAACTGCTTGTGCTGGTGGAACCAAGACTGCCAACTCAAACTCAATTTCCTTAGACAAAGCTTGTTTTGTACTTGAAGGATACACCATATTGACCCAATCCAAGACCTTATCCATTAAGTTAATGAGAACCACATAGTTTAGTAAATGAGCTGCTTTTGCTAAGTGACTTACTGGTGTTTTTAGTTTCTTAGGTAGGTTTGCAGTAGCAAGGTCGCCCCACATTACCAATTTTTCATGTTTAGTTGCTCCTACTTGTAGAGAAACCTCAAGAACATTGGAGTCTAACTTGTTGAAGTCCTCAGATTGAATATAAGGAGAATAAGTTTCCTTAGTTGCTAAGTTCTCCACTACAAAGTGGTTATCAAGCAAATAACCGCGAGTGTGCTTAATGATACCCTCTTCCACAATCTGCGCTACTGCGCGTGTTTCTGAGTTTCCTAAGTCAACCATCAATTTAATTTCTGTCATTTTACTACCTATTGTTTTCTTTCTATTTCTTGTTTATTGAAAATAAACCTTAAAATCAAAGGGAATTTTCAATTTTTTTTTTTGAAAATAACCTAGTTCTACTTTCTCAATATCAATTTCAATTCATCACCATATAAATAAGGCACTATCAAAGCGTTCTTAGGGTTTAGCTCCTTATCGAAGGAGTCAACGAACATCCCATCTACCTCGTAACCTCGTTTTTTAGCAGTTTCTGTGAAAGTAGAATAAGCTAAACCACTATATGAGATAGAATGGAAGTGAGAACTCAATAAAAACTCGTTTTCATAAGCTAGTTCTCTCAATTTATTAAAGTTCGCTAACAAATTAGACATAACATGAATGTTCAAGCCTTGTTGAGTTGTACCTTGTTCGAGGATACCGAGGTCTTTATCAAGGGAAGGGAAGTTAATTGCTCCTTTTACCGAAACCAAACCAAAGGCTCCCTTATGACCTTGTGCATCAAAGTTATGGTGTTCAAAGAAGTCTCTATACTCAACTTCAGAATGAAAACCACGAACAGAACCTCTAAGCCATTTACCGTTCTCAACTGCTGCAATTAAGACCGTTTTTCCTAAGTCTCTCAAATACTGGTTCGCAATGAGACCGAGGAAAGAAGTGTATTTAAAGTTGTATTCTTTCGAATCTGAAGTCTCTGGTATTTCTGCAACATCAATCGCCAGAATTACCAAATTTTCAAGCTCTGTGACCCTCAGATAATCTTTCATGTGGTTCAAAATACGAGTCCGAATCGTTTTAGCTGGTAACGAGTAAAAGAAGTCTGTTTGAATACAGAGTCTAAACAAATATTCACTCAAATTAAGTTGATACGAAGCGTTAATGTAAGGAGACAAACTAAAGTCCACGAAAGTTCTATCTAACTTTTCGGGATACCGCTGAAAAGCAGTAGGCACTTCCGCTTGGCACACCTGAGTGAGTTTTCTGAGTGTTGGCATCTCTAACAAAGGAGTTCCAAATGTGACCTTTAAAATTTCCCTAGCTAAAGGGTTTTCAATGTCACGAACATCCGAGAGCAAAGTAACTCCATGCATGGCGATCCACTCAATCTCAATTTCAACCTCTAAAATCTTGGATAAAGCGTTTAAAACAACCCCTGTCCCAGACCAAAATCTAAGTTCTTCAGGTTCAAAATCATACTGATTATTGATTAAAACTGCTTCGCCAATTAAGTTGATACCCTCTGAGGTTTCTTCCTTAGTAGACCAATACTGTTGGTTTGGAAACAAAGGATTACCCTCAACCTCATGATGATCTAAGCTAATTACGAAGTTTCCTTGTGAGGTCAACTGCAACATTTCCTCTGCCGAAATGGAAGAGTCCACATTGATAATGATTTCATTTTGGTGGTACTCTGTGGGAATGTAATAATCAAACTGCCCCCAACTGCGCTCTTTTTTGACAAGCTCTTCTTCGACCATACCGTGTCTTCTATCGGTGTTGACACAAGAATGGAACGAGTACCCTGCTTTCTGTAGCATCTTAGCTCCTACGAACCAAGCCATAAGACCGTCAACGTCCGGGTCGCCTTTGAGGACTATAGGATAACCACGTGCTAAACCGTTTGCTAATACTTTCTTAGCTAAGTCAACACCTTGTAAAGTGTAATCGTTTAAGTTCAATCGTCTAAACTGCTCCTTTCCGAGTTTAATAAGACTATTATAGCAGATTTTAAAGGGTTTTGCAAATCTTATGACAACTGTATGACAAGAAAAATAACTGTAAGACAAATATGTTTTGAGGTAGGACAATCAAGAGCTAATGTAGGACAAATATACTTGAAAGTAAGACTAAAAGAAGAGAACGTAAGTCAAATTGAAAGAAATTTAAGACAAACTAGAGGAAAATAAGACAAAGAAAAAGTACCCTCAAAATGAAGATACCGTTAGTTTGTTTATTCTTTCCACAAAAGGGTGTTTGAAGTATTCACATACAAAAGGAAAGTGCAATTTGTAAAGTAACTCTTCGTTTCTTCATCTACATTTTCTGGTGAGTTGAACATGAAGGAGTGACTGTTCCAATTACCTTGAGCGTCAGTTGCACTTACTTCTACAAG